GCGAAATTATCTAAAGCTTTTTTGTTCGTATTAATAGCTTCGCTTAAAGACTCAAGCTCATTGTTTACTTTATCTAACCCCTCTCTTAAACCTTTATCTTCTTGTGATTCAACGCCTTGATATCCAAGCGCGGCTCCAATTCCTTTGGTGTCAGACATATTTTCAAATCTTCCACCAGTTATGTTATTGAGAAAAGCTTCTGTACTTTGAAAGTTTGTAACGGCCAAAGTTGCTTGTGTTATTCCGTTAACTAATGCCTCTGTGATTTTTAGGCGATCCTTATCAAAACTCGCTTTGAACTTTACAGGGTCCATACCAGTAACAAAAGCTCTTGAACCTCCGCCTTTCCTAGCAAATGCTTCTGCCTCATCCACTCTTTTTTGTGCTTTTTCAGCATTTGCAAAAAGCTTCATTACAGTAGCTCTATCTTGAGCGCCACCTCCTAAAAATCCTCTTCTTTTTGAAGTATCTCTTTGTAAGGTTGAATTTATAATATCTGCCCTTTTTTTAGCCGCACCCTCCATCTGCTTTTCTAAAGCACCAATATTGTTTGCAAAGTTTATAGAACTATCTTTAACTATATTGGCAAAATTCTTTCCTGCATCTTCTATGCCTTTTTCTAAATCAGCTCGTTTCTTGGGATCAGTTTCTGTAATCAATTGAGCTTGTAATGCTCTTTTTTGCATTAGAGCATCAGATGCTGTTGACCCTCTTTGAGCGGCATTAACTGCTGCGCCAACAGATGGTGCGAAATCGCCTGAAAATTGCAAGGCTCCCATTATGTCAGCTCTATCCTTCATGTTAGAAGAGATATTTGCACTGTTTTGTATTTGAGACATTGAGCTAGAGTTAGCTGCCGCTTTCAGTCTATTTCTTAGATCACTAATTGCATTTGTTAAAAATTTTTGTCTTCTATTAAAATCGGTTTGTTGGAAAATTGTATCCTTGGTGATTCCACCAAGTTTCTTCATTCGTTCATTAAACTCTTTCGTAGCCTGTATCCTCGCTTCGTCTGTAGCTATACCCGATTCTTGCTTTTCAGCAGAAGCTCGCAAAATAGTTTCGTAGCTTTTAAAAGCCGCATTTACTTCGTCTTGTTGACCTGCAAATGTCTCATTAAATAAATCAATTCCAGCTTTACCACCAAGACCTGATAGCTGACGCTTGAGATTAGCTCTTTGAGAGTTCATCCCTCCTATATTAGCAATATTTAATCTTTTGCCGAAATCTGATGAACTATCTCCCTTGCCCATTCCCTCTATATTCTGATTTATACCAAGTGAACTTGCAAGATTGTTAAAAAATCCTTGAAATTTACCTTGACTTCCTCCAAGAACTTTTCCGTAAAAGAAAGTTTCTTCAGCAGCACCAGTTAAACCTTTTTTTAAATCAAAAAGCGCTGTGGTTAATCCAACTACACTTCCTACAACTGCTGCTGCTGGAGCTGCTAAAGCTCCGACTTTTGCACCTGCTCCTGCTGCTCCTCTAAGTGGAACTCCAAATCCTAAACCGCTACCCGCTTTACCTTTAGCCCCTACCTTCATACCTCTAACAAATTTATTGCTTTTGCCAAATCCAGCTAGACCTTTACCTAATCTACCACCAGTTACAAAACTTAATGTTTGGAATGTCAGTAAAGCATTTACAGCTTTACTTGCAGTTTCCGCCAAACCACTTAATGCTCCTCCAGCTTCATCTCCAGACGCAGACATGGTATTCAACGCCATTGATGCGCTTGATAAAGCTAAGAACATTCCACCTCCACCCATGCCACCATCACCTTTTGGCGCTTTACCTTTTGCAAATCTAGGAATATGTCCAGCAGCCTTTCTTGGCAGGGCCATAGACCTAGCTGACTTATCTTGTAATATCTTTGGTATAAAAGACCTTGCAGAATCTTTATCTGCTGTTCTTTTAGCATCTGCCCTTTTGATACCTTGACCTTTAAAAAACGTACCAGCAACGCTATCTTTTTGTTTTAGATTTGTATTTTCTTCAAAATCAAATGGCGCTCTTTCATTATTTGGAGTGCTGAAAACACTGGCAGCTCTTGATCCCGCAATGACAGCTTTTATTGCAGACTCTATTATACCACCTTCAGCGGCATCAGAGAAAAGCTTAACATTTTTTGAACTCTTTTTTAAACCTTGTCCTATTGACTTGGTATCGTTACCTTTGAAGGTGTCACCAATAATTTGAGAACCAAAGTTGACTAAAGGCTGTGCAAATGCTTTTTGTATTCTTGGTTGATATTTTTTTGCAAAATTTGGCCTACCAGCATCTAAGGCAGTAACTTTGAGTCCTCTTACGCCAATATGACTAAATCCTTGTCTTTTTAGACCTCGTACAGAATAACCTCTTTCTGTAAGACCTGCAACACTTAGCGGGCTTAACTTATCAAGGCTTGTTTCTGATTGCTTTGGAATACTTTTACCTGAAAAGGCAGCAAGCATTCCAAATTGAGAACCATCCATAAATAAAGTTTCCCCTTTTCCTCTTGCCGCAGATCCTACGGCTGATCCTGTTGATTTTGAAGAATGTTTGTTTGTTCTTCTCTTTGGAGTATTACCTTTTACATACATCGGTATAACTGCCGAGTCTCTACCACCAGCAAAGTTAGGAATCTCCATTTCTTGGTTGTTCATTATGAACCTACGGCCACCTATTGTGCCTTGACCAAAATGAGCTTTAACTCCCCCACTAGCTCCCAAACCTCTAGCCGTCGCTTCTTCCTTCATGAAGCCAGATGCAAAACCCTTCTTGCCTTTAAATTGACCTGTTGAGGCATTAAAAGATGCAACACCTCTAGCTCTAGCAGCAGAAGCTATAGAGTTCATCAATGTCGCCTGTTGAGTCAATAAAGCATTTTCAGCTTTTATAGCACTTATAATTGCTTGCTCTTTTTGAGCTTGTGAAGCCGTAGAACTTGTAATCAACTGTCTTAGCTGATTATCTTTTTGCAATAAACCAACAATACCAGCTTCTATGTTTCTAATTTTAGATGTCTCAGAACCAATAGCAAAGACAGACATTAATCCATCTTTAGCAAACTTAGCAACAAGCGCGAATATCTTAACAAAAGCGCCAGTAAATATAACTACAGCAGGACCACCAAGAAACTGACCAATTGTTTTAAATAATCCTTTTATAAAAGCACTACCTTTTTCTGGGTCTAATGCTTTATCTAAAAACTCTGTAAATTTTGTAGTAAGACCCAATAAGTTTTCTAAGAGAGGTCCAAAAGTTAATGAACCAACTCTTTCTGCTAGAGATGTTAGTCCTGCTATAAGAGCATTTATTTGAGCGGCTAAACTCCTGTTTAAATCTGCATTCTTCTCAAAAGCTTCATTAGTAGCTTCAGATGCTGTCTTGGCAGCTCCAGCAAATATAGAAGTGTCAGAGCTTAAATCTTTCAACGCTGCACTAACAACGTTTATCTGGAAAACTCCACCAGCTAACTCTTTTATTTGAGAAGCGACAGTAGGGTCTGAGATATTTTCTAAAGCAACCGAAAGTGCATTTAGTTTTTGTATTCCGTTTTGAGTTGCATCAATCTGAACACCTAACTCTTTTAAAGATTCTATGGTGTCTCCTCTAGAAAGTCTTGTAAAAATAGATTTAAAGGCGTTACCAATAACAGCACCACCTCTAGCAGTCTTTTGCTCAACTGCTGTAACTAATCCCAAAAGCTGATCAAAGCTAACACCAGCGTCCTCCGCTGTAGATCCAGCACGACTAAATGCTTCAGCCAAGTCTTGAGCAGATACAGCAAAAGCGGTATCAACAGCAACCAATTTATTAACAATCTGATTTGCACTAAGTCCAGCAGAAGCAAATCCATTTATAGCAGCAGTAAGAGCTTTTACAGACTTTTCTGCATCAAGCCCTGATATTCTCGTTAAAACCAAAGAAGCTTTTAGTCTTTTAGCTGTTTCTTCTGCACTAAGACCTTGCCTAGCCAATTCCGCAGCACCTTCTGCAACTGTTCCAAATGCTTGCCCTGTATCTTTTGCTACCTGAAATATAGAGTTTCTAAACTGGTTAAATACTTTTTCATTAGCTTGAAATATAGAATTAATTTCTATTAATCTTTTTTCTACTTCTATAGTAGTACTTACTAGTTTTTTGAATGCCTGATTAACTCCATTTAGAACTGCTGTTGTAGCTCCGAACGCAAAAACACGAGCAGTAGAGGCATCAAGTGATTTTTGAAATTCTGATGCTTGCCCCGTAATACGGCCTAAAGCAAGCTCAATCTTCTTCGCAGAAGCGTTTACACTTCTAGAATTAAGATTTACATTAGCGGTTACGTCAAAAGAAGATGGCATATAGTGTAAATTACACTAATCAACCTAAAAAGTCCTCAGCTTTAAGTTCTCCTCCTCTGCTAGACATTCTTCTTTTTAAATCGTCCAAACCATGCGAGGTGTTTTCTTTTTCCTCATTTTTAGGCTCTTTATAATCGAACATTTTTACAGGATCTCCGTATATTTTTTCAGGGATACTAGTATTTTGTATTTTATTCATAAGAGCGCGGCTATAAGAAATTAGACCCTTTTGGAATATCGTTAGATTCATAAAATCTGTTTTGAATAAGTCTAGGCAGTTTGAAGTTGCCATAAAAACCTCGAAAAAATAAGTCAAATAACAACCCTTTAAAACATTTTGTTTATTAGCTAATTCGCTAAACTTTGAAAAAACCAAAGCCCCTAAAACTTCTACGTCTTTATTTTTTACTATTTTAGTAAACTCTTTGTCGTAAAATAAAGAGTTCAATATCATTTTAGATAGTTTCTTTTGTTGAGCTAAAGCTTCTGCGCTGTAAGAACTAATCTTAGATTTTTTATTTTTTAATATTTTTAATTCGTCTTCTTGATCTTTTATTTGATTTTCAAAGCTTCTTTTAGTAACAGGATCGCTGAATTTTTCTAAAATTTTGTAAGAATTATTAATTGTCCAATCAAGAGATTTTATTTTATCTTCTTCTTTTTGAGTCCAAGCACCATACTTCATGGCATTTTTCAAAAGCTCTCCCTCGCTTTTGAGACCCATTTTCTCAGCCCTTTTAGCCTCATCTCTTTCAAACTCATCTAGAGTTAGCATTTCCTCTATGGAGAAATGTCTAAAAAAATATGTTTGCTCGTTTATTTCAAAAACGCTGTAGCCTCTAGAAATTTCTAATAAAATTTGAGATGGAGATACCTCATTTTCCATCTTCTTCCTCTGCAAACAATTCTCCTAAAGCCTTATCGATAGATTTTTGATCCCTACCTAATTGATTAAACCAAATGCTAATAACTCTAATTAAAGTGTCGTAAGATTCTTGGAATATATCTTTGGCTTTCTTAAGGTCTGCATCTTTGATTTCAGTAGCCTCGTCAGAAATATATAAATAGAATTTTCTTTTATCATCGTAGTTTTCTCCTTGAAAAATAGAAAACAATTCTTTTTTGTCATCTATTTTATCTTCATAGAAAGAAAAGTTAAAAACAAACCATTCTATTAATTTTTGCTCTGCTTTAGCATCCGCTGTTTGTGAATATTGATCCCTAAGTTGGCTTTGATACTCATATAGTGCAGATTGAGTAGCAACAAAATCATCTTTAGCATTCTCTAGTTTTTCCGCTTGCTCTTCATCTAAATTTTTTGCTTCTCCATAAAATTCAATAATTCTACTAGCCTCTACATTTTGCTTCATTATTTCCTGCATTTGAGCGCTTTCTTTTTTAGAAAACACTCCCTCGCCTATATCCTCCATTTTTTTGGATAGCATGGCTTTAGTTAGAAACCCAGCGTTAATAAACTCATTAAATTTTTGACCATAGAAAAACTCACCATCTTCAGTTTCTGCTAAAGTTGGCCTTTTAATAATAACTTTAGTTTTTATGGTTTTTTTTGACTTACCGCCAGCTTTCCTCTTGATATCGAAAGTATATAGATCACTCATGTATTTTTTATTATAAAAAATAACTAAGGTTTTATCAAAAAAAACTAAGAGATGACACCAGAAATTGATACAGAAATTTTAGAGTTTCCATGCTTTTCAAACTCTATAGAGTCAATACTTTTTGAAGCAGTGATAGGCTGTATATGGTTACACATTAATTCATTTTCAAAATAATATTTAATTTTTTGATTATCATAATCATAGTGAGCTTGTATATCAAAAGAGCTTCCGCTTTTATAACCCCCGAAAAATCTACCGCTTTGATCAAATATAGCACCCTCTCTACCAGAAAATGAAAAAATATTATGCCTTGTTCCATTCCCAGTTTCCATAGCTGTTACTTCAAATCCACTATAAGGAGAATCTATAATTAAATCAATACTTGTGATTGAATCTTTAAATCCTGATAATAAAGTTCCTGTTAGTTTCATTTTTTTATACAGATAACGTAAGAAAAGTTAATTAAATTATTTCCGTCTAAATCTATACTTTCAGATACAGATTTTAAACTACATCCACTATTTATAAATCTCATTATAGTGTCTTCAGCATCATCTTTCAATTCAACTGTTATAGTTCCTGTATCTAAAATAAGTGGACTCATATCTATTCCAGTCACACTAGTTTTTAAAAAACTCACATTTAAAGCACCGTCGATAGGTAAATTGGGATATCTAAAATCTGGAGTTCTTGAGCCTAATCTATTTACAGGCTGCCTTGAAGTAGCTACTGAGATATCAAAACTTTGTATACTAAGATTTGCTGTAGAAATAGATTCAACTCCATCTGTAGATATTGATCCTGATGTTACAATTGATATATCTCTAGGTTGAAATATATCAAAAGTGTCACTAGACATATCATCAAATGTTATAGCGTTTGATGAGTCAAAAGATACAACTTCTCCTACATAAGAGGATTCTCCTTCAACAAAAGAACCAACAGAACCTTTAATCGAGTATGAGTTTAGATAGGCTCCAGTTATAGTATTTTGACCAGCAAAGTCTTTTATATTAAAACCATAACTAGTTATGTTTATAAAACCACTATCTGACAATTGATAATTGTAAAAAGGGTCTTGTCCACTAGCCCCAGTAGTAATTAAATTAGAATAACTAAATGAAACCGTTTGATTGGAATTTAATATTCTTTCTCCATAAGACAAACGACCCAAAGGTCTAATGTCAGTAGTCTGCTTTTCAGTAGAGAAGTTGATAGACTGTATAGCAGGTATTCTGACTCCAGTATAAAACAACTGAGTTTCGCTAGAATGAACTCTATCTAATGCCATACTGTATATTACACATAAAAAAGCCCCGCCCGAAGGCGAGGCTGTTTTATTTGTATAATTAGATTGATTATGCTACTATATCGTAGGAATTTGTTGCTCCTGTAGCATCTACAGTCGGATTAGCGCTACCACTGTAAAACAACCCTTGATTTGTTGTATTAGGACCACCAATCTGTGCAGAGAATGTAAGATCTACAGTCTCGTTATCATCAAGTCCTTGACTAAACGCCTGACTGTCCAACTGAGCATTCTTTAATACAAACTTACTTTGAACTAAAGAGTCATCATTACCAATACTCAAAGTTATATCAGTTTTTTGATTACCTGCTGTTCCAGTAAGAACCAAATCTAAAGTACCAGCATCAAAGTTCTTTAACAATGAACTAAATGACATAGTAACATCAATTGGGAACTCAAGCGGTTTAGCAACAGCTCTTGCTTTTCCAAGAGCTTCAATATTACCCCTAGCTAAAGGAACATCAATAGATGCACTTTGAACATGCATATCACTAAAGTTAGTACCTCCCATGTCAAAACTAGGAGAACTAAATGTAATACTAATATCTTCTGGTCTTAAAACAGATATTGCAGAATCACCAGTAGAAGGAGCTTTTGGAGTTGTTCCTGCGGCTGGGACTGCAATAAGTGCAACTGTACCAGCTTTTGAGACACCCTCGTCAGTTATAGCTGGGTTATTAAAACCACTGTATGTTTCGGCTGTAAATATGATATTTGAAGCTTCGGCCTCAATGTCAACTCTTGGAATATCTCCAACCGCGAAACTTGCAGAATAGTTATTAATAACAACATTACCAAAGCTTACTGCATCAGAAGCTGATCTGCTTGCTGGTTTTATCATCTCTCCACTATTAAAAGCATCAAGACCTTCTTTTGCTGTTAAAACATAAATATTTTTCTCTTTTTTGTTTGCGTCTTCAGTTATGATTCCTGAAATAAATTGAGAATCTACTAGTGCAGCAGCTCCAGTGATACCATCGTCATTAAAACCAAGTCTAGCTTCATTTTCTCCATCAGTTAAATAATACCCAAAAGAAATACTTGGGGTTATGTCTGACATTGTCAAAGAGTCAATTCTTGCCAATTGACCGAATTCTCTAATATCTTGTCTTGCTCCTGCGATATCAATATCAAAGGAAAAGTTGTCGATACGGTGTAGTTGATCAGGGATATACCCTGAGTCTGTATTATGCGATATATCTGTTGGACCTACAAATACAGCTTTTGATTGTGAAATTACTCGTGTTCTAGTTGCCATAAAATTTAAGAATAAAAATGTTTACCATCTTTACACTATTTTATAGCCTAGGGAAACGATAAGTACATAAATCAAAATCAATGAAACCAATAGAGATACCTTTATTTAAGTTTTCTCTTAGCTGTTCTGATACAACTTTTGATACTGCTACATTGTCAATATGAGTGGTTTCTGGATTTGTTAAACCTGAAATTAAAGTGTCGTATTTATAAGGATAGCTTTTTATAGAGTAAAATGGACCATAAGGAAAGTCTTCATAAGGGACATTTTTGAAGTCATTTCTAACTGAATCTCTAAATAATGACATAACAGAGTCCATGATATAATTATCAGAACTTAGAATCATAACTCTTATTCTTGACTCGGTATTTTCTTCGCCGCCAAAAGAAAACTCTGTATTGTCAGAAGACGCTAAAGAAATAAAGCAAGCTGGCAGAAAGAAAAGCTGTTCATCTAGTTCACTATCTTTTGTATATTGATATGGGAAACTAGCACCAGCTTCTTTAAAATCTGAATGCAAAATAGTCTCTAAATCACCATCGTAAGATATATAAGTATTTACTTCTTTTACAGTAGAATTAGCAGTAAGTGTTAGATCAGTACCAGACGCAGAGGGTAATATTAATCTTCCGTTATCATAGTCTGTAAATACACCACCATTACTATCATAATCACCAGTAACAAAACCTCCATCTGAGAAAAAGCCAGAGTTAGGGACATCTACACTATATTCTCCTACGAGTTGTTTAAATTGACCTTGATATCCATGATGACTACTAGGCACATCTGGAAAATCAATATATTTAAATGTATTACTAACATCAGTAGAATATGCTTTTGATCTATCTTTTAATAGATAATTCTCAAACCACAAGTAAAAACTTGATAATAGTGTCTGATCAAATTGTGCCTTCATTTAGTAAAATTGACTAGAGTTCTCTTAAAATTATTTAAAAGTCTTGTTATGTATGGTGTGTTTCTAAAAGTTACACCAGAAGACTTGTTTTTGGCTTGTAAACCTGTCCCAGCTCTAGATTGTCCAAAACCTCTAGAACTATACAAATAACTACCAACATTACTCATACCTTTTTCTATACCATCAACCCAGCTAGATCCAGATGCCCATGGCATAGGTGTTAGCCCATATATCTCTTCTATACTTGGAATAAAAAAAGTTATTTTGTATTTCCCTGTTTTATTGATTCTTCTAACCTTAAATCTGAATTTTTGTTCAAATATTTTTTCAATAACATCTGTTGGGTCTGTTCCAGCATCAAAACCTATAAATGAGAATAAGTTTCCATAACCACCTAAAATTCCACTAGCATTTGAGGCTGTTGGGCCAGCTTTTAATTCTATTGTAATTTTATTAGTTAAAAAGTTTTTGACTAGTCTTTCTTGTTTTTTTTGTAATTTAGGTGCGACATAATTCCTTATTGTTGTACCCATTGCCCTGTCATTATCGACAGTTAACTCTTTTAATAATTCTTTTACGTTAACTGTGACTTGGAATTTACCCGCTGATAAAAAACCTTGTCTCGGCATTAGTTTTCACGTTTTAAGTATATAGAAAAGAATTGAGAATCAAATGGCCCTATTATTTTAGGATCTCCATCTACAACATAAAGCTCGTCATCGACTTCTATTCTGGAGCATATTTTTATTTTTTCATGAGCGTCTGACTTAACTTTGATGCGTATTTTGCCGTCAGAGGCCAGTAAGTTCATTTGGGCGTTTGCATCCACAATTTCCTCTGGCTGCCTGTTATTGTAGAATATACGCGCAGCAAAGGTATACTTTGTAAGTACATTGTCATTAGAAGGTAATGTAGCAGCATTTTTCCTTCTACCATATAAGGGATTATAATTTAATTCTGCTGGAACGCTTGAAGCTTCTTTCACATAAACATAAATATCTCTAGCAAATGTGTCATGCACATCAGACAGAGCGCTGTTTATTGCAGTTTTTTCTGCATCTGTAAGTAAAGATGCCATTAATATTATTCTTCAGGTACAAGTATAGAAGAAGTTCCATCTGTACCAGCAACTTGAAGTGGTGAGGATTTTGTAGAATTATACTGATATAAAAGATTATCTAATCTTTCTAGAGCCATCTCTTCTAATTCTCTATATGTTTTAGCAACAGAGTTTTTATTTTGTCTTTGTAGAGTGGTATCACCTTCCTTGATTGTTATCCAATCTACATTTGAGTCATAGGTGAAAGCTCTTAAAGATTCTCTAGCTGATTTTTGATAGTAATGAAGTTCATATAAACCCCTAAAAATCTTTTTTTCTATTGGCATTAAGCCAGAACCAGAGGTATATTCTATAGCCCCTGTTGCATTTCCAGAAAATTCTTCATGCGTTAGGCCATTTAGCTCGCCCAAATTAACTTCCAACCAGCCAGAAATATATCCAGTGCCATAAGTGCCTGTATCATTTGGAAAGTCGTATGTTATTATGTCGCTCGCTAATTGCCCAAAGTCATTCATAAAGTTATAGTAAATCTTTAAATAACTTTACAGTTTTTTCATAGTCTGGGGAACTTGGGTCTATAATTGGTTTAGCATTTCCTTGTACAGTGACGTTATGCTTTTGAGCGTAGAAATCAAAAGACTTAAGTAATGACTTTCTTAAAACATTCATATTTCGCTCTCTGGGGACACCAACTCTTGCCGCCATATCTGTAAGATCTGCGGCAGATAAAGACTCTAATTTTTGTCTAAAAATATCTCTATTTAAAGTTCCATAAGGATTCATTTGAGGCATACCGAGCAACTCTTCAAGCTCTTTAACATCATCTAGATCTTTTTGTCTTTTATTTCTTTTTTCTTCGTTTGCTCCCTTTAATACGTTTGCAAGCCTTACAGTTGCTTCATCGTTTGCATTTTGTTTGCTGGCATAAGATTCAAAAGATTTAAGTAACGATTTTTTTAATAAAGTAGAATTTCTTTCTTTAGGAACACCAACCCTAGCCGCTAAATCCTTAAGCTCAGAAGCTGATGAAGAATTTAATCTTTCTTCAAATACATCTTTACTCAAAGTCCCATAAGGGTTTAGCTGGGGTCCACCAAGAAGATCCTCAAGTTCTTTTTCTTCTTTTACATCATCCCTTCCTCTTTCTTTCCCATCCGTGACATCAAATTCATCTAAATTTTTCTTTTCTACACCCTTGGATACCGTCATTTTCTTTACAGGCTTTTTCTTACTCATATATATATAATATCAATTTTAACTAAAATATCAAAAAAAAGAGCCGCCCCTTTCGAGGCGACTCTTAAGATATCGAATGCTTGTTTGTCGATTAAACAGCAAGTCCGATAAGAGCGCGGTCATCAATGCAGATGCGGCCCTCTTCGACTTTACCGTAGTAACCAATCTTGTTCTGACGAACTGAGAACTGGTCATCAACGAGAACTTGCAACTCAGAAGGTGATCCTTCGCCTACAACAACAGGACGTATAAGAGCGTCTTTGCTGCGATCAATACCGATGACGATTTCGTCACTAGCTTGAGCGAAAGTTCCAGTATTACCTCCACCTACAACGGTAGCACCCTCAGCAGTAACAACTGCTGCGAAAAGCTTGTTGAAGGTCTGGTTGATACCCATCTGATTGATCTCCATGATATTAATACCATAGAAAGATGGAAGTCCAGCGGCACTAAATAACTCTTGACGAAGAACGTCTGGAGCTACATTACCATCTGTTGCACTCGCAGTACTACCATCCGCATCAATAGTATTGATTGGATTGTAGGCCATAGAGCGAAGTTGCTCAACCATTTCTGGAGAAACTAAAAGATCCGTAATACCAGACTTAGCTCCACCAACAGGAGTACCTCCATTGAAGGAACTGTTGATACGCTTGCTCTTTGTGATCAAGCGGTTGAAGTCGTCAAGTACGAAACGGTTTTCAGTTGTGGAGCCAATGATTTGGCTACCAGCAGTTGCGGAAGTTCCCTGTCCCTTAACCAATGCGGTTGCGAGAACATTAAAAGCAGTTTTAGTCTGCTTAAGTAAAACTTCTTGAGCCATCCTAGTGAAAGTCTTGCTGACTACATCAAGACGAGCCTTACGAACATACTTACGGTCAAACGCAAGAGCGCTATCAAGTGTGTAAGTACTGAACTTAAGCTCGTTGTGAGCAGGAAAGACTTGGCTGTATGGAAGGCCACCAGCTACTTGCTGAGAATACACCTGAATGTAATCCTCATCAGTGATGTCGTGGAAAAGATCCAAAGGCAGAGAAGGATTATCATCTTCACCATACGAAAGGCTGGTGTAGAGATTTCCAACTGTTGGAGCGTTGTTGATAACTTCAGAGACCACTGGTCCAAGAAGATCAGCTACTGCTGCTTGTGCCTCATAAGCTTCCTCACGATTATTTGAACCCATTGCTCTCACAAGGGCCAATTGATCTTCGGTTCTTTTGATTGTAATTTTCATAAAATATATTCCTCTCTAATTACAGTTCAAGTTTAAGGATTGCGTATGAACCAGCGAAAGCATCAGTTGTATTAGATGATTCACGCTGACCTGTAGCGATAAACTTACCAACATGTGTATGCTTCTGCTCAGTGCTTGCACTGTCATGCATAACGCCAGTAAGTGTTCCATTGGTAGAACAAACTGCAATAGCGCCAATCGCAGGAGGGAGACCACCAGCAAGAGCATTCACATTAACTGCGAATAATCCTCTTGTTGCGATAGGTACAGCCTCTCCAGAGACAACACACTGAAGTTCTTCTTTCTTCTCAGGATAGTAGAGAAGATTTTCGCCATTTTCATCTTTTGCACGGACATCCCGTAGCAAAATTCCCAACGGACGTAAGTTTGTTCCAGTACCAGTCATTTTAGTGACTTTGTATGGTACTTCTGGATACAATGATAGTCCGTGGCCCAACGTATTGTCGTAAGAATTGCTATCGCCTCTTTCGACATACTTTACAGGCTCTTCGTCTAAATTAGCAGAGCTAATTCTAACAACAGAACCCGCTTCGCCTGTTTCGGCATCGAGAGAATAGAAGTTGACAACATCATTCTCGTCGTATTGACGAAACGGCAATAAACGTGTAATTTCGTTTGCCATGATTATTAGTATTTAATAGTTAAGTTAATTGTTAATTGTTAATTGTTAATTAGGATACTTCTACAGAGAAGTTCTTCTTGAGTCTTTCGACCAAAGAAATCTTTTCACTAGCGTCAGCATTGTTGTTTGGAATAGAAGAGTCTGCTTCTTCATCCTCTTCAACTTCTAACTCTTCTGCTGGCTCTTCTGGCTCTGGCTCAGGCTCAGGCTCAGGATCAGCTTGTGGAGCTTCACTCTCTTCTGCTAAAGCTTGTGCCTCAGTTTTACTTGCAACAGCTTCCTCAATTCTTGCTTTTATCTCAGCTTCTTTGGCCTCGATATTAGCTTTGAGTTTGTGAGCAAAGATTACTTGCAATTTACCCTTGTAAGCTTCGAAAGCTTCTTCAGTAGATTCCAATCCTTTGACTTCAGCAGTGACTAACTCAAGCTCCTGCTCATTAAGATCGTAATCATTGTCGATAAAGTTCATTCTATCGTTAAAAAGATCAGCAGTTGCTTTAGCTTCAGCTTCAGCTTTAAGAGTTTCTAATTCCTCTTTCGTAGTGTCAAGGGTTTCCTTAACTTCGGAAAGATCGGCTTCAGCCTTGGCTTTAGCCTCCCGCTCAAGCTCGACCTTGGATTTCCAAGACTCGCTGTGGTCCGTGAGTGCATCACGCATGATTTCGCCAATGGTTGAAGCTTCAGACTCTTGCTTCACTACAGAAGCAACGCTTTCGCCAACCTTAGCCATAAGTTCATCGAATTGTTCTTTGTCCATATTATTAAAAATAAATTTAAATTTGTCTGCATTTACATTTTTATTACTATTTAGGGAAATTTTTTCTGATTCCATTTTTTCTTCTTTAGGTTCATCAGAGTAAATGCCTTTTACCGCGGCTGCTGGATTTCTAGTTAAAGCAGCCCCTAAAGGATAGGTCTCTCCAACAATTAATCTATTCACGGGTTTCCCATTATCATCTTCGCCTTTTCCTCCTAAACCCTTTAAATACTGCTTTTTATCCTCTTTTTCGCTTCCTGTTAAAACTTTAGAATCTTCTAAAATATTTGAACCGTATGCCACTTCATACTCTTTAAAGGCTAATTCCCAGCTAGCAGAAATAGATTGATAGCTCTCATCATTATCATCAGAGGCTTCCATTATTGCATCAGCTAATTTTGGGTAGATTTGTTTATAAATAAGACCTGCTGCATTTATATAGTAAGGCTCAGTTTTGTCGGCATAAGATTCAATGTCGTTATTTTTAAAGTCAAACTCTCGTGTAGAGAAGGACGCATTAATCATATGGCCGACTATTTTATCTTTTTTATGTTCAATATTTATTGGCTTGTTGATAAATCTTTTTACCGCAGCTAAAGCTGTCTTAGAATCAATTCCATCGCCATTTTTATTAAACTCGTTAACTTTCGCCAAATTGAATACAACGGGCAGAACATCTATATTTTGTTCTGGATCAAAATCTTCTGGAAGTAATGATTGAGCCGCCTCTGCTATAGAACCTTCTGATAAACCGAACGCCTCAAATTCCTCTTCTTTTATTTCTCTTATTTTGCCTTCAAATTGGCAAATATTAAAATCATCCAATTGCATAACCTCCTTTACACGCAAATTTGCGTAGAGTGATATAAAATTGCAGAAGATAAATCATCTAGCTGATGTTCAGCGCCTAACTGGAGGACTTTATCATGAACTCCAAGAGATGCTAGAGAATCTAAATTATCTACAACCTCTGCAAGAGACTCATCCCATTGAGTGTGATCTTTTGCTACTATAATAGACTCACAAGCGCGAGATACTAATTCTTTCTTATCTTTAGACATTCTCTTAAGACCGAACTTGGCGGCAAATTCTCTAAATGCTCTAAGCTCAAATTCATTAACTTGTTTAGTAGCAGCAATAATATTTTTCTTTGAGAAAACTTTAGAATTAGATACTCCTACTGGTCTGCCACCTGAAGGAGCTACAGCTTGTGGTGTATCTGCTGGAGCAGGTTTACTTGGAGTACCACCGTCATCATCATATAAGTTAATAGTATTAACTAGAGGCATATAATGACCTTTTTCTCTTTCTTCTTTAAATCTATCTTGGGCTGGGGCCATTTCTTCTGGATCTGGGAATGTACCAGTTGCAACAACTTTCATTCCTTGCTCTGGTGTGATTACTCCAAGCTCCATAAGTCTTGTAGCCAGCTTAGTTAAGTTGTCATCATCTAATGTGTCATTCTTAACAAACTTTACCTCTGGCCAAGAACGCAAACCTGCATTCTTACAAATTCTTCTTATTTCGGGGTTTATAAATTCTTTTAAAAATAAGTTTCTAGATTCTTCTAATCTCTGGAAGAATACTTTCATTTTAATTTTGCCATCTGAGTATTTAGTATCACCAATTAGAATATTCTGAAGACCTTCTTCAATATCTTTGTTTAATACCTCATACTTCTCAGAGCCAACAACCTTCCTAAGATCAGGAATAACAAAGTCAGCTTTTGTTGTATAGTCAGATACAAGAACTCTACCAACGCTCTGATTTCTAAATATCTGTTGCATAGCAGCTAAGTTTTTGTGATTAACACCACCCTTATCAGGTTCAGCTCCCATGGTTACTAATAGAACTACATTTTCAATAGAGCGGCTAATAGCTTGATCTATTTTCTTTAATTCTATTTTCTTGTTTAAATCATCAAGTACAGAGAAACCTGCTGGAATAGCCATCGGCTCATAATCTTGTTTCTTTGCAAAGACAGGGTGTAAATAGTCTGTATCTAATTCTATATAAATTCTTTCACTAGTTGCAGAAGTTCCAACCTTAATTCTTGTCTGCACATCTTCTGGTAAAGAGTTAAAAAGTTCTTGCTCGTGTTCTGTCTGAGGGTTTTTAAGCCTTGCTATCTCGAAAGGAGTCAAAACTTTAAAATAACTATAATCAGTAAAAGAAACAGAACCCTTTGTTGCTACATCAGTTGGGTTTATAACCATGTATTTAATAGGAACCTTCGATCTTGAACTAGCACCATAAGCTTCTAAAACCTTTTGACTGTTTTTTAGTGGAAGTATACCATCTACTCTATATAAGAAAACATTACCTGACCTGTAGTACTCTCTAAAGAACTGAGATTTAAGATCGTGCATTCTAATTCTTTTAAACCATGCATCTATGAAGTTTCTTGATTTTTGTGTGCCACCTTCTAGATAAATGTCTGAATCAGCAAATTCAGATAAAAGATCTATTGTGCTTCTAAATGTAGCTATGTTGAAGTAAGCTTTTTGGCAAAGCTCTATAGCCTCTTTAACGCTTACAGAGTCTTTCGAGTACTCAAATGGCAAAAGACCATCTTTAATGTTCTGGAACCTGTTTTTAGCTGGGTTAATAGTAATTCTATTGTTTCTCTTAGAAGTTCTTTTTGTAGGCTCTGAAAGTCTAGAAGCTTCTACGCTTTCATAGATGCTATCTCCTATGAGTTCAGGATTAAAGTTCTCAGCTTCTGAAGAAAGTAGACTTTCTATGGGTTGCTCAGATTTTCTAAATTTGTTCCAATAATCAGATCTTTTGGTATATTTTCGTGGCATATAAAAGTTTACACTAAAGTTATAAAAGTTACTTTGAAACTTTTCAAATTGCAAAAGGCACAAATGTACTTTCTACTCGTCTCTCCGTTGTAGCATTTTCAGAATCAAAAAATACTTTGGCAAACCAGTTTCCTAATACCAAAGCGGAATATGAGTCTTTCCTAGCTCTATTTGGACCTTTTTGTCTTCTAAGGTTTTGTGGTAGATTAAATGACTGAGAGCCTTGTGGGTTAGCTACAACTTCTATGTTTGCACATTCAGATTTAGTTAATTCAACTATTGATTTCTGATGATCAATAAAATCAATCATTAAAGCTCCTTTTGAAGATCCCAACATTTTCATATCCCATTTAATTTTGTCTATGGGTATATTTTTCTTTCTCTGTTCATCAAAGTGTGTGTCTACCGCTCTAGAAGCAAATAATATTCTTTTATGGTCTATTGCTGCCTGTAGCATCTCATTAGCATTCCTATTCCAGTTTGCTGTTGGTTTTCTTAGTATACAATAGTTTCTTGACTTTACATTGTATTGACGCTTGAAGCTCATTATGTCTGAATGCCAATTTTCTGGTTTTTCTAAATCAACATCTATAACCCCAATCTTTATATTTTCGTTTTTGAAGATAGCGCTCTCGTTGCATGAGTTTATAAACTGGACACCACCGTTATAGTCCCCGCATATACCAACAATATTAAAATGTTGTATTAGATACAGAAAATACTGCATATGCTGTTTCAGAGATACTCCAGCTATAGCATAGCTATGAACTAAGCAAACTTTCTGGGAATCTCTATCTATCTTGAACACATGCATAGCAAAATGGTCAGCACTTGTGTTTCCCGCCCAGTTAGGGTCAAAGGACAAAATATATTCATCACTAGGATTTCCAACAATCTCAACTGCTGGCATTTCACCGTCTGGTATTGTACAAGCAGCCATTTTTGATAATCTAAAATATCCATCACTCTCATCTATAAATTGTGCGCCAAACTCCCTCTTGAACTGCATTTCACTCATTGTAGCTTTTGCTTGTTTAAGCAAGTTCTGATCATAGAGTCTTGATGGAGCGCAATCATAACTCAACTGCATTATGAGTCTATAAGCATCATCTTTAAAATCGTCTTCCTCATCGCCCTCTTTTATCCCCAAACCATTTATTAAATCTTCATACTTCTTATAAAGTTTATACATGTACTCGAATTTGAAGGATGGAGATGAAAGAATAATTAATTTGTTATTAGGCCAAATATACCGATCCTCTTCCTTCATCTCGCCTTTGTCGATCAATTTGGATTCGAGGTTGTATAATTCCTCGCGCTCGATAGGGTTTTCCACCACACCCAGAAAAGGGATAATAACTTCGTTAAAAATCTTTTCTGGTATAGTTAAAAACTCATCCAACACTATCCTATTAAATCGAAATCCACGAAGCCTTTCCCCATTAGCCAGCGGCAGTGCTATAGCTCTGCTACTGCCAAGAGTCAATGTCCACTGGTCAGTTCCTTTTTGTATTTTAAATCCACATTCTTTAAGTAAACTAGCTTCTGGTTTACTCAATATATCTTCCATCTTCTGAAAGATTTGCTTAGACTGTCTGAAACTACCCGCTATAACACCTATATTTGCTTGAGGATTGAGTAGACACTCTAATAGCACATATATTGCTGTAGAGAAGGTCTTGGACATTCCTCGTGAGAATACGAACATAGAATAGTCAGACACCATCATTCCTTTAATAGCCATAGCTTGGAATGGGAATAGCCTAACACCCAAGAACATTTCCGAGGTGAATGAAATATTGTTTCTTAAAAATTTGTATAAGTAATATCGAGCATCCTCTTCTTTGATGCCTCCCTCTAATGCTTTGAGTTGTTCGTTCAGCTCTGTGGCTGAATGGTCAAGCCGATATCCTTGTTCTCCTTTGTTCCAAGCCATGTACTTTCTCGTCTATAAAATATTGTAAATCTACATTCCATAAATCCTTACCGTAAAAAAGTATTTTTGGTATTATCTTCTTTGCACCTGCTCTATTGTGGGCAAATATTATTTGTAAGTTAGTAGGGTATTCTACCATCAATGCCCTGACGTTATGCCAGAGATAACTTAAGTTAGATTTGAATTTAGATCTTTTGTTATGGTTTTCTAGTTTTTCTATATTTGTTTCTGCTACAACAAACATATAAGAATCGAACTGCACACATCTATCCATCTCTCTCCTGAAGCGGTCGATGTCTTTGCCGAATGTGTGTCTGAAATCGTCTTGTGCTTTTCTATCTACAAATGTTTTAGAGTAAAGTTCTCCTCCAACAGTATAGTCTCCAAAGTCTAATTTGTTGTCTATAGCGTTCTTAAATTTAAGTGGAGCTTTCTCTCTGGTGTCTACAAAGATTTCTATCTCATCATGAGACTCTTCCCAGAAGTTTCGGGGCAGAGATTTTGTATAAAAGTTCTCTATTTCTAATTCTTGTAAAAAATTAGAATAGCTTCCCCATAATTTCTTATAGAGATTAATATTAGCCATTTCAGCTAAATCATAATAAAGATTCGGTGGAGAGAGGCCAATCCCCTTATAAGAGAATTTATCTTGTGCTTTTGATTTAAGTAAAGCTTTGACATCTTTACTTGGGGCAGAATTTACCCATTTTATAAAATTATCATAACTAGTAAAATTATCTCTAAAATACTGGTCATAATTTTTGAATGGAATTCTGTCATTTGTATATAAATCTCTTCTATCAAAATGTTTTACATAGTAATCACCTATAGTTAAAGCATGAGCTTTTAAATGAAGATGAAAACCTCTTCGGCTATCAAATTCTTTGCCACATTCTTTGCACTTATATTTCATTACAGTATTTCCTTTTTAGATATTCCAAGTATACGAGCTTTGTACTCATCCATGGTCTCAAGTCTATCAGCTTCGTCTTCAACGAGCTTATTTTGCATCTCTGCCATAAGGATCATACGATCTCGCTCTTCTTTCTCCTGAAACGCTTCGACGAGTGCTGCGATGCTACCATTTTCTTCTCCACGGGCTTTTAATCGTGCTTGCCTACTTCCGTTAAGATCTTTTGTGAGTGATTCTATTCTTTTCTCACATTGGTTGAGTTCTTCACTAGTAGCTTTGATTATTTCTGTTAGTCTTATAGTAATATTCTGCTCATTCTCAGAATCGTTGAGCATAGCATTAAGTTTATCGATTCTCTGTTGAATATGCTTTTGGCGTACATAGTTTGTACATACAGTGATATACAAGTTAAGCTCATCATTAGTTAAATCTGGCTTGTCCCATACAGTTCTGACATATTCACTCTCAAATAACTCTCTATCTGCTATAGTAGAGTATTGATTGATAAAATGTACGAATCTTGGACTTTTGAGATACAACAATAGCTTTTCGCACATTTTCTTTTGTTTTGTCTGTAATGTTATTTCATCAAAGTTTTGACCAGCCCAGTCATTCACTTTTTTGATTGCTCTAGATAAGGACTTTGGGGGCGACCACTTATCATTTGTTAGCATTTCATTATCATCGACTATCTCTGGACGATACTTTCTCAAAAACTCCATAGTCACTCTATGTTGCTGACTCAGAGGTTGTATTTCTCTATCCTTAAAAGTCAAACGAGCAATTTCTAGCGCGTTCATTCCGCGCTCTATATTGTTGCTCATTAAAAATTGTTTTTGTTCTGTTGTTAAATCTATCTCTTCAACTTTGTCTACCAAAGTAGTTTTGTATGTCAAATCGCTTTTAATCAAGAATGCTCTGACAGCCCTACCTTGTTTTGACCTGCCATCCAAACTTTCATCACCAAACACTTTTTGGGTGATATCTCTTAAATCTGGGTTTGATTTAAATAATTCTTCTATTTGTTGTTTTTGTTCTTCTGTCAATCTTACTTCACTCATAGTATATCATTGTCCTCTATTATTTTAATTGCTATTCTGTAAAATTTCTTTTTTAAATTAGATATTTGCTTATATCTTATTGTTTTTCTTTTAGTAGAATCTCCTTTGAAGCCAAATTTCTTAGCAACCTCTGTTTCATCCTTATGATCAATATAAAGCATAGCATATATAGCTTTATGACGCTCACTAAGCTGATCCATCACTAATTTATGCAACCTACTAGATGATAACTTGTAATCTACTTGATCTTTAATAGATGAAGTGTTCAGAGTAGCAACCCCATCATCTAATGTTAACGGAAGCTTAATATTATACGCCCGTTCTTTCTTTTTCTTCCATTTGTCAAAATCAGCACATGTTCTATCCTGATCTCCACTCTTTGTCCAATCACACAATTTTCCGCCCATGTTATACTGACAGCGCAAACATGGTTTAGCAAAACTAGTGTAATTATTCCTGATCAGATTCTTTATCTGATTAGAGATAATCATAGAAGCCCAAGGTTTAAATGGGCGCGACTGATCCCAAAGATGCCACTTATTATAAACGTGTAAGCGAATTATTTGACAAACGTCATCATAGTCTAACCATGCTAATGCGCTTAATTGCCACTTAGGTCTATATTTTAATAAAAGTTGATCTAGATCTTCGCGTTTATCTTCAAACGCCTCCTTCATCTACATCTCGCATTCTTGATGAAGCACATTCTTGTTGAATCTGCTTAATCAAGGCATCTCCTTCAACATTGGTTGAAGCTGGTCTACTTTCATACTCTGGATTAGCATCCGCGGCAGTAGAGTTAGCTATTATATCTTTTAAAGTTGTTTTAGTTGAACTATAATCAACAGAAATATCCCTTTTTAACTTATCAACATCAATAGAATCAATACTAGATTCCTCTTCTGGCTCTTCAGCCACTTTAGCTTTAGTTATTCCTGCTAAATTATGCCCGCAACTAGAACAAAACTTAGGTTTACTTACTTCATAGAGTATTTTAAACCCGCACGACACACAAAACATTTTATTCATAGCTTTATTTTATTAATTTAAATTACTTTTTTCAATTTTTTCTACCAAATACCGTATAATCTTATCTCTCATCACATCATCTTTGGTAAACTCTAAATGATGTATGCCATAACTTTGACTCTCCTCATCACCAAATACTTCACAAAATCTAGCAAAACCCGTTTTCTTAATATCACTCTGCATTGTATCTCCACATATAAACAATGTACTATTTCTGCTTATTCTTGTTAGTATTGTAGTAAGTTCTTTTATAGTCATATTCTGAGCCTCATCTACAATCACAACTTTATCTCTCCATGTAGCTCCTCTCATAAAGTTAATTGGAGCTGCTTGGATGACTTGTTTCATTTCAATATGTTTTTTTTCTGCGGGACTCAGCAACTCCTGCAATTTATCTTCTAACGGTCCAACATATGGTCCAAATTTATCATCCATCGTACCTTTCAGAAAACCCATCCCCTTGTCGGCACTTTCTGCCAAACTTCTCAGATATAAGATATTAAGCAGATTATCATCATAGTGTTTATATAATGCTGTATATATAGATAAAAAGGTCTTCGCTGTTCCTGCTGGCCCGCTTATAAAGACAACCCGCGTTTTTGGGTTTCTCATAACCTTATGAAATTCTGACTGCTTTTCTGTTAACTCAATGTGGCCCAAAGACCTGTTTTGCTTATATGACATATATAGTTAAATATTTTTACACATATTACGCTTTTGGTGGCAAGATGTTTATAGAATTCACCACCCCCCCGCCGATCTGCGGTCAAGTCATTTCTTCAAAATTCTCAGAAAACCCTCCCCTCTGCAAAAAAACTTTACTTTTTTTACCTTTAGCGCTTGCAATAAACAAAAAAGTGTGGTATACTTACTACATGAAAAACAAAGAATTAATAAATCGTTTAGGTAATGGAGTTGAGTTCACCGCACAGGGTGAGTGGTTTGTAGTCGCAGACACCGACTTTGAAAATGGTGTTGTGTGGGGTGTTGACCAAGACGGCGGTGAGCGCGAAGTCTCTATAGATTCTATAGATGACATAAGCGAAAGTTTAGCCGACATGGTAAGCCGTGACTGGTCGCCTATGCTCAACAAATTGAGCATATAAAAAAATAAAAAAAAAGATACTTTTACCCTTGACTTTTAACTTAAACTGTGGTATATTCAGATATGGAAAATAAGACTAAATCAAACATCATCAAAAACAAGGACTGTGTACTTTACGCGAAAGCTCACATCTTCCCAGTCGGTCATGAGAACTACGGCAAGCGTTTGTTTCTTGATCGCGGTTCGCTTGCATACCTAGAAGCTAAGGCGGCTATGGGTCGGCTTAAGTCATCGGCTATCGGGTTCGTGTCATCTAAGTACTGGACCGATGCGATGGGCGAGGAGCTGCCACAAAAAGAAATAAATAGCATAATGATCGACGGCAGAGAATCGTAAAAAAAAATAAAAAAGATCTTGCGTTTATATAAAAAATAGATTAAGCTTAGGTATGAAAATAACTGATATAGAAATAAATGACAAAGTAACTTTCAAGCATGGCGATAACTTGGAGTTTGTTGACACTGGGGTTGTCTTCCATAAAGAGGAATACAGCGACGGCTTCGAAGACCAGTGCATCTTGCACGTTGAAGTCAAAGAGATTCAAGAAGTTTTCGAGGTGATCGAGTCCGAGATCCTCGAGAGTTGGACAATGGACGAAGAGCGTGAAGAGCTTTGCGCTTCTTATGAGAGAATGAAAATAAGCAACTATGGTCCTATGGTAGATAAACAAATAGCCGAAACTTTCCTATAAAAAAAACAAAAAAGATCTTGCGCTTCGGCGCAAGATCGAGTATACTTAAATCATGAAAACAAAAGAACTTTTAAAAATCGAAGCAACAATTCAAGCAACTGAAACCCTTGTTAAGTGGATCGCCCAAAGTGATCAGCTTTCTGAGAACGAAAAAAGCGAGGCTATACTTGAGCAAATGAGACGGCTCAATTCTCTCGCAGCCGAGACAAAAAACACAAACGAAAAACTTGGATTCTGGGCGAGGAAATTCAGCCCTGCCAAAAAACTAGAAATAACAAAATAAAAACTTTCATTAACTTTAAATTCAACTATACTTAAATCATGAAAAAATTCTTTAATCAATTGTTCGACCAGTTCACTATCACTTGTCTAATCACAAACGCCTTTAATCTTTTCATCTGCATGCTTGCAATAATGTTAGGTGAAGAATCTTGGCTGTCACTTAGAAAAAGCGTTCACGGTTTAACTGGTGGCACAATCTTGTTTATCATGTTTGGGCTTCCGTTAGTGTGGGCTTTCGTTATGGTGTGGCTGACTAGAGCAGCCGACAAACTAAACGGAGCTTCCTAACAATGTCAAAAACAGGCAGAGAAAAACTAAAGAGCTGGCGCGAGTCAGCTCAAAACTTTTTAAGAGAAACGCTAAACTCTAACATGACACCAAAAGAACGAAAGCAAGCTTGGGAATCCCTAACAGAACCAAAACCGACATGGGAAACTTTTAAGATAATGTTAGGACATCACAGAGACCCTGACACTGTGCTAAAAAAATGGCGAGCGTGGAACTCCAAAAAATCCTCGTAAGTCGTTGATACTGAAGGAGTTACGCGGGCGCGGCATGCCGCCGTGGCTGTAACTCGTTGATAATCAAGTACTTACAGAACTTTTACGCAAAAGCTTGTCAAATAAAAAATCAAAAAAACTTGTCAAGAAAAAAAACAAAAAAAGTTGTCAAGTAAAAAACAATAAAAAAAAATTCTTTTTTTTACCTTTAGGGCTTGCAATAAACAAAAAAATACTGTATGCTTACATCATGAAAATAAATAAATCAGATCTTGAATGGTTCAATAACCCAGTAATCGAATTCACAAATGGCGACAGAACTCACTGCATTGGTGAAGTGTTAGAGATCCATGACGATGAGCATGGTGTCTGGGTCGATGTCGATGTTGACCGCTCTATGAATATCGAAATCGATGTTTCTCGTGGTGTTGACCTTAAGGACATCACCGAGGTCATCGACCCAGAGGAGGCAGTTGAAAGGGGCTTGATCGATGAGTCGGTCGGGCTTCTATGCTAAAAAAAACATAAATAAAAGTTTGCTTTTAAATAAAATCTGGATTATACTTAGATCATGAAAAACAACATTAAAAAAGATTCCGTCGAAGCCACTAAAATCGTAAAAATGACCGAGGCTGCCGCGTCCAAAGTTGAAACTATGGACATCCTTCGCGTCACGCATTTCCCAAATGAACATATCCGCCTTCAAGTTTCTTTGATACTTTCAGATCTTGAGCGCGAGTTTAAGTTTTCATTTTCTGATCTTGATCGCGAGCGCTGCGGGAAGATCTTAGACAAGGCCCATCAGATCCACCTTGCTAAGGGCAAAAATGGCCTAGATCGCTTTGTAGATGCAGCTCGTCGCCGCTTCTATGACTACAGTGGCAAGGGTGTTGGAGGCATTTTTAATCAGCCTTAAAAACTTCACAGGCCCGTACCCGAAAGGGTGCGGGTTTTTTTTGTTGTGTTAGTCTAACAAAAACACAAAACTCTAACAAGACCACAAACTCTAACAAAACCAAAACTCTAACAAAACGCAAAAACAAGTTAAATCAAAATAAACTCTGTAACTTGTTGATACTCAAGGAGTTACGAAGGCGCGGCATGCCGCCGCGGCCCTAAGTCCTTGATACTGAACGACATACGCAAGTTTTTGCAAAAAGTCGAAATCAATTCATAACTCGTTGATACTCAACGGCTTACGCCGTTTTTTACTTGTATTTGATATTTGTCAATATATCCTGCAACCTGTCAAGAAAAAAATAAAAAAATTTTGTCAAGCAAAAAAGTAAAAAAAATAAATAAAAAAATAAATAAAATGCTTTGACTATCTTTTTAATCTGTGCTATACTCTGGGCATGAAAAATTCACTTACTACTTCAGACATCAGGGATCTTACTAACGAGGGCATCGAATTCGGCGTTGACAATCGCGCCGTTAACGAGCTTCTCAATGAGGCGCAGGAGCGCGAAGAGTTCGAGGCGTGGCTTGACAGCCGCATGGACGATGCTCGCGCTCACATGGACGCGAAATGGGCAAAGCAGGAGGAGCCTGATCTCCGCCTCGACGCGCTCACCGAGGGGTGAGTAGCTTGGGCCGAGGCCGCCGTCGAGAGGCATCTCGACGCGCTCGGCGGGGATAGGGTGTCGGACTGACACCCAAAAAAAACACAAAAAAGTTCTTGCTTTTAATTCTAATCTGTGCTATAGTTACATCATGAGAAATTCAAATTTATTCAAAATGACGCGCACCACCTACGAGCAAAATCCGCCTTCGTGCGGGGGCAACTGGGAGTGTGGCGAGGAGGTCACGGTGGCGATTTCCCGCTCGCCTAAATTCGCCTGTGAGATGAGCCACCGCCGTGGCCTCAAGGGCGCTGACTGCATTGTCAGCCACCGCCACTATGGCGAGCAGGGTGTGCCTACCATCAGCAGGTACGTGCTGACCAGAGGTACGGAGGTCATCTTCGACAGGTGGGATTGACCAGTAAAATCTTGCGTAACTCGTTGAAACTCAACGGGTTACGCGGGCGGCGGCATACCGCGGCGGCTGTAACTCGTTCACACTCAACGACTTACGTAAGTTTTTACGAAAACCTTTGTCAAGCGGAAAATAAAAATAAATAAAAATAAATAAAAAATACTTTTTTTACTTGCTTTTTTCTGAAAGTGTGTTATAGTTAGGCATGAAAATTACTTTAGACGAAATAATTGAGTTCACTGACAGCAACGGGTACGAGATAATTGACGAGGCTTGGAATGGCATTCTTTACAGGGGTTCAGATGGTGAAGAGGTTTACGAGGATGAGATCATTGAAATGATCGAAGAAAAAAAGAAAAAAGAACTTGCAATTAAATAAATTTGTGCTATAGTATAATCATGAAAGATAAAACAACTTTAAAAATCGCGGAGGCCGCAGTAAAATCAGCGCCTCGTTACACTGAAGACGCAGATCTTCTAATCTCTCTAATTGTTAGAGATCTTAATCTTGAATCTGAAGCAGAGCATGCTTTCTGTAAGCAGATGGTTAATAACGCAATCAAGCAGTGCAAAAGCGGGCAAGGCTTTGGTAGTGATTGGTGGCAAAAAAATGTCATAGACTAATAAAAAAAAACTTGCTTTTAATTCAAATCTATACTATACTTACGTTATGAAAAATGATGAACAAATAATTGAGTTAATGAAAATCGCCGACCAACTCCGTGCGGAGGTAATCGGTGCATCTGGTCAAGCTCAGGCTATGGCTACCAATCTAGGAATCAGCACTGACACCGCTGAAAACTTCAAGCGCCTCGAAGCTCGACTTGATAAAGCTCTCGCAGATCACAGCGAGAAAACCGACGCAATCATCTGGGGCGAAAAAGACCCGACCGATTGGCAGACACCTTTTAATAATCTAAAACTAAAATAAAAACCTTGCCCTTCGGGGCAAGGTCAACTATACTTACAATATGAAAAATCGAATTGATGAAATCATGGCGAATCTAAATTCTGCCGTTGTTGATGGAGGCTTTTGCCTCTTTGTTGAAGATGGCGAAATCGTCGCCAAGGATCTTCTCAGCGAAGAGCCTCTTGAGTTTAATGTTAGGTTTGTCGGAACTGACATCTCTGACATCGAGGCAAAACCCCTAACGAAGAAATAAAATGACCGAGTTTAAAAAACTAAACGAAGCAATAAATAATCTAGGTGACATGGACACAAGAAAAAACAAACACGCAAAAGATAACCGCAGAGATCTTTTAATAGCGTTAGGACAAATACGCACTGACCTCGGTTTCTTACAGCCAGACATCAGATATAAATGGGAACGTAAAGAAATCATGAACGGGATCGATGACCTTATGGAGTTGATCGCAAAGAAAAGATTTTTTTAATTCTGTTAGTGTTTTGTTAGTGTTAGAATAATGTTAGAGTTTTAGTAAAGAGTTAGGCATTGCGGCGGGCTATTCTTGGTCTGGTTAATTTTTCATCGCCTTGAGGTAATCGCATAAAAGCCTCGTAACTCCTTGATACTGAGGTAGTTACGACGACGCGGCATGTCGCCGAATGTGTAACTCGTTGACAACCAACGACATACAGAAGTTTCTACTTAAATAAAGTACCAAGTCGTCATCTTCATAACTCGTTGAGTATCAACGAGTTGTATTGTCAACAAATATTTGGTATTTGTTAGTATAACCTACAACCTTGCACGGAATTTATAAATAAATATTTGACTCTTTCGCCTTTAACCTGTACAGTGCAACATGGACACAACCGCAACAGTATTAATAGAAGAATTGAACGCTATACTAGCCGACCATAAGTCACAAATAATTGATATGGTAAAAGAAGATGCAGAAGAGGCTCTTGTTATAGATGTCGAAGCGAACCTTGACCGCATGATAACCGAAGCAAAAGAATTGTTTAGCTCTAGCTACTAATAAAAATTAAATTAAATACAAAAAAATACTTGCAATTCATTTCAATCTATGGTAAATTACCTATATGAAATTAGAACACTTAAATCCTACACAACTAGCATCATTCTTAGCAGGTAAAACTGTTAGATACACAAACACAAAAAAAGAATCTTCTGTTACAGGAGATAGAACAAGAACTTTTAAAATCAACTCCATTGACAGAGTTGGCAGACACGTTGAGACAAGCGAGCAGTTTATAACCGCAAAGGTGTCAGACGTTGATGACTCTGGCACTGAGAAGTACAGAAATTTATATGTTGACAGCATAGATGTCATAGTATAATGTAGGTATAGTGAAGGGTGGCGAGATTTTTTCTGAGGGGATCATGGTCTCGTCGCCCTAACCTACAAAATCAATCACAATAATATAAAAATAAAACTATAACTAACATGGCAAAGACATCCGAATCAGTTCGTATCGAAGTAAAAACAAAAAGGCAAGCACAGCTTTTAAACTACGCTCTAGGTGTAGTACATCGTGAGCTTGCTAATCAACTAATAGATACACCTAAAGAGCTACTGCAAGAGTTCACAGATAATGTTGTTTGGACTCTTGATAAAGCTGAAGCATTAAACGAAAAATTTGCGTTAAACGCAGAACAATCCTAGGAGGGTATAGTCACCGAGTTTACAGGTTAAGGTAATGACTTCCGAAAGGAACGAGCCACAGCGAGGTCTTCGACAGATACCTCAGTCCCGACATGACGGACAAGCTGTTTCCTTAAGCTCAAGCCCCCTACAGCACAAAAGTTGTAGGCAAGTGACGATGAAACATTGGTATGGTTATAAAGGGATTTACCGCCAGCTCTGTAAAAGTGAGAACAATCCCAAACCTAAATACTGGAGGCTAGCCCCAACGGAGCGCTCCCGCCAGTAGGAGACCGTCGGCAGAATTAAGAGGGCTGTTATGCTCTTCCGAAACTGTCGGCGGTTTCTTTTTGTTCTGTTAACTTTCTCTATAACTCGTTCACCCTGAACGAGTTACGAAGATGGCGGTATGCCGCGGCGGCCTAACTCGTTGATACTCAACGAGTTACACACATTACTACTCTTTTTATAAACTATCTCCTGTCAACTAAAAAATAAAGTTTTTTTGTCAAGTAAATATTTGACTAAATATCGGGCAATGTTGGAGCGATTTTTTTTCTTTTTTTTGTTTTTAGGGCTTGCACATTTTCTTTTTTGCGGTTATAGTTGGGCATGGCATTGATATATGCAAAAAACAAACTGGAGCCAGTCACCGTGCCAATGGCAGGGTCAGTCTGGACTCGCAGAGAGCGTGAGACTCTATCCGTAGAGGATCAGCTTAAGGCGGTAAAAACGCCTGAAAAGACGGCAACACATACGCCGATCCCACACAGCCTACTCGTCTCAAAAGCGCGTAAGGCTTTAGATAAAGCAGGTTTCTCCATCTCCGAGGAGGAACACGCGCTCGCTCGCGGAGGTCAACGTTACTTCGGTGGCTTCGCTCTCACAGGCGATGACATCACAGGTGATGATCGCCGTCTAGTCTTCGGACTACGCAACTCAAGCGACAAGTCCACAGCGGCTTCCGCTTGCATGGGTAATTCCATGATGGTTTGTGACAATATGTGCTTCTCGTCTGACGTTAAGCTCGCTCGCAGACACACTGTCAATATCCTTCGCGATCTTGACGGGATGCTAGCCAAGGCTATCAGCCGTATCCGCTCCTCTTGGGCTGATATGGGTCTTAGGATCTCAGCTTATAAGGAGTCTGAGATTTCTCCAGAGGTTGCAAGCAACCTTGCTGTTGACCTTGCCGAGTGCAAGGCACTCCCTGAAAGGGATGTCTACAAGACGGTCAAGGAATTCCGTGACCCTCGTCACCCTGAGTTCAGAGGCAACACCCTCTGGAACCTCTACAACGCTGTCACTGAGAATCTCAAGGGCGGCGATTTGTCCAAGCTCCCAGAGCGCACCATGAAGATGCAGAGCATCTTTGATGGGGTCGCAGGTCATCGCTCCGCGGTGATTGTGGACGCTGAAGAGGTTGCCTTGCCCGCGTAAGTGGGTAGGCTCTCGCCACGCCCGACCCGAAAGGGTCGGGTTTTTTTTGTGCTTTTATCTTTTTTTTTACTTGACACTCAATAAAGTAAAAACTTACGTAAGTCGTTGATACTCAACGACTTAGGGGCGGCGCGGCATGCCGCGCCTTCGTAACTCCTTGATACTCAAGGAGTTATAGACAAACATTGAACACACAAAAAGAATAAGTCAAGCAAATAATAAAAATTAATTTAAATTGACTTTTTAATCGCTGCTGCTATGTTTATACATATGAAGACAAGAAAAAATGGTTTACCAATAACCACAGAAGGATATCCAATTCACATAAACAAAAACAAAAGAGACTTTCAAGTCTTTTTGACACATCGCAATGGCGACCAAACAATTAACGGTTGGTTTACTTACGATGATGCAGTGAAAGAAATTAAAAAACAAAAAAAGAAATATCTAGAAACTGATTTACAAGTAACTGATTTTCAGATACTGTTAGACAACACAAATATAGTAATAGATTAATATGAGATACTTAACACTAAGCAATTCTAAAATCCTAAAAGGATTCCAAAAAGGTTTTATCACTTACGGCTTACACTTTGCACCGTCCAATTTATCGGGGCGCAATGTTTGTCCTAATGCTAGTAAAGGATGTGCAGAGGCTTGTTTAAATACAGCAGGACGGGGCATGATGAAAATGGTGCAAGAAGCTAGAATAAACAAAACAAATAAGTTCTATGATAACAAATTTGAGTTTGTGCTTCAGTTAGTGAAGGACATTCAAGCGGGCATCAGGTTTGCATCACGTAAACAAATGGAAGTTTGTTTTCGTTTAAACTTAACAAGCGATATCCGTTGGGAAAAATACGGCATCATGCAAGAGTTCCCAAAACATCAATTCTACGACTACACAAAGAGCAAAGAAAGAATGAGAGCTTTTCTTGGTCGTGGTCTAGGATATAACTCTGAAATGCCTTACAATTATCATCTTACTTTTAGCAGAGACGAAACAACAGATACTGAGTTTATAAAAGAAGTAATTAAAAAAGGTGGTAATGTTGCAGTTGTGTTTGATGAAATTCCAAATACTTGGGAAGGCATGGAAGTAATCAGCGGTGACGATCACGACTTGCGTTTTACTGATCCTCATGGTAAAATAGTCGGACTAGAAGCAAAAGGAAAAGCCAAGCACGACAATTCAGGATTTGTTGTGAAGGTAAAGTCGGAATAGGAATAACAAAACCAGAAAAAATAAGATGGGTTGGAGACCAATAAAAGAAGAATTAATTTTACACCGTTGGACTTGTTCGTCTTGCGTTAAATCAGCAGAGTTCAGTCCTAATTGGTGTGCAGAAAATGGAAGTCCTGTTTGCATTTGTGGGGTTGACATGGAATATGTAGAAACACTTTTGGATTGTAAGTTTGATCCAATAAGAGAAACTTTAGTAATATCAGTAAGAAAAGAAAAAAATGACAGCTAATCACACAAATCAAATTCGTGTTTTCCTAGAGAAGACAGATACTTTACTAGATATCAAATACGATAATAGCAAAGGTATAACTCATGCAATCAAAACATCCGAAGCAAAGATGTTTAAGAGAATCCCAAATATAGATGGATCTTCTCAATATGATGAACTACCGCCGTACTTTGTAGAGAATGACCCGATAGAAAAAATGGTTATAAAGTTGATCTATGAAGATAGGCGTGGTAGGCTCAAGCAGGGCATGAGCATTTAAAAAAATGCCAAGTGATATAATCCTTTTTAGTTTAATAGTAATCACACTTTTTGTAACAGTAATTCAGTTTTTAACATGAGAAGTATTCCACACGAACCAGATATAATAGATCAGGAAAAAAAACAAACATACGAAAATCTTTCTAAGGTTGTCGGGGATGCTTGCGAAGCATGGCTTCGCAAGAAGGGAATAGGAACATACGGCTTTAGAGATCAAATGAATAACAGCTATAAAGAACAAATAGCTAAAAATAAAAAATAATTTGTTTTGGTAAATTGTGCATCAGTTAGGAGTAGAGTCTGGGGAGATCCCAGAACGAGGGTCCACGGGGTTCTCTCATAATACCCTTTTCTTTCCCTCTGTTGATCACCTAGCTGGTGCATAAAAAAAGATTATGAAAAAGAAAAAACCAAAATTGCCGACTAACTCACTAGAGGGTAGAAATATGGTGCGCCACCCGATGCCACCACCAACCACTAGCCACACGGATAAAAAGAAGCGATTAAATAAGAAAAAATGCCGTAAGTCGTTGAATACCAACGAGTTAGGCGGCGGCGGCATACCGCGGGCGGTGTAACTCCCTAAGTATCAATGACTTTCAGAAGTTAACGCTTAAATAAAGTAATAATAAAAATTAATAAAAATTACAACACATTTATTTGCTTATTATTGCTCTAACCTACAACCTAGCACTTAGTACAATCGAATCATTCCTGCGGTTGACTTTAGCTCTAACTTGCCATAAGTTTCAGCCTTCTTACCTTTCACCCACCTATCAGACCAATCTTTAATCTTCGGCTTTCTCCAGTATCTACAGTGGACTTCGCCTGTATCTTTATTAACAAGTATATATTTGGGTTTTAGTGATTTAACCTTGCCACCATTATCTTCCTCTTTATAACATCTCTCAGGCTTTGCACCTACTTGAACACACATTCTCCTCCATACCTCATTATGCCCATGACCTCTGCCTACGAGTGCATGAGCAAGCTCATGCAATACGGTATCTTTAGTCTCGCTTATTTCATTTATTTGTGTTAATTTTTTGCTAACACCAATTTCTTTTTTATTATATCTGCACTGCCCATATCTGCGGATAGAGTTATCCCAAACAAATCTCCATCCTGCATGGAAAAGACCTGTTTCTTTTAGTTTATTATCGGCAAATTGTTTAATAGTTATTAGTTTATTTGGGTGCATGATATTAATTGGAGTATAGTTAATATAAGAGTTGCTAATACAATAATAAATAGGATGGTTTCTGATAAAGAGGGCATTAATAATTTTGATCTACTAAGTGTTCTATGTGTTGCTCAATATACTCACCGAACTCATTAATCTTTTTTATGTGTTTAGCCCGCTCTTCTCTTGCTTCCTGATAAGGAGCTTGTCCTTCCTGATATACAGCAACATAGTAATCTCGTGGGTGAAATGTACTAGCATTAATAGCTTCTCTTAGATCGGCAATAGCAGATAGGATTCTCACATTATCTTTGAGCAGAGTCTCCCTGTCAGTGCCATTGAAATTAACTGTGGGCAATGGATATTTTATAGCTTTATTCATGATGCCCTATAGTACCATCGAAGATGGTACTTGTCAAGAATAAAAATTAATTAAAATTCAGCGAGTAATAAAATAAATAAATTAATATTATTGTGAAAAACAAGAAATATAAAAATGATTCTAATCTACTCATACTTATTAAGGTTTTTTTGTATAAAGTGGCGACTTTTATACTTACACTTATTAAGCAAAATATTTGACAACCTGCGCTCGTTTATTAAGCCAAATATCCGACAACCTAGCACCCTATTAAAAAATAATTTAAATTATATTTTTAATAATTTAAAATAATCGCTAGAAGTTCGCTAGAATTACCTATATTTAGCTAAAATGCCCCAAACTTAGCCCTTCACGCTAATATTATAATATATATTTTATTTTTAGGGCGTAGGGTACTATCCTACATCTTTCTCCAATTTGTCCCAATATCTCCCAAATGCTATATTATTAGTATATTCTTTATATTCTCTCTTATATCTTTCTATATGTTTATTTAGTATATATCTGTATAGTACTGTATGTTGTATTATTAAAAAATAATAAAAAGGTAATTAAAAATAATTTATTATAAATTATGTTATAATTTGCTCCGAAAGTCACCAAAATATTTTATCTCAGCTTCTTTACGAGCTTTTATTGCATCTTCTTTATTAGTGAATAATCCCAAATGTTTGTAAACTCTATTTACTCTAATCTGCGCTCTCCACTTTTTAGATTTTTTGTCCCAATGCACTCCTACCACACCGCTAGTATTATTACTGCTTAAATTAACACGATGCATTTGATTTTGAGAGTCACTCGCTAATCTTAAATTCTTAATCTCGTTATTACTATTAGGCTTATGTTTATGGTCTACAAGGTTTTCCAGTGGGTCTACACCATGATACATATAATAAGCTAATCTGTGAGCGAAATATACATGACCTTTAAAACTAATTTGAATATAACCCTTTGACTGTTTTGTCCCTGCTTTTTGACCGACTTTAATGTTTCTGGCTGTTTGTTTTATCCAAGTAAATATCCCCGTATCTGGATTATAATCTAAGAATTCTTTTAATTCTTCTAGCGGTGGAAGTGGTCTAGCTTTCATCTTTATAAAATTCTCTTGTCCAACCATCATTATATGGACTATTAGCATTTATTCTATTATTTAGCTCAGAATCTCTCGGTATATGCTTGTCACTCTTACAAACAGAAAAGAATCTTAGTATTAATATATTAGCTATTACCCAAATTATTGCTCCGATTATATATATCATATTATGCTCCCCACATTGCTCTTATTCTAAACATCTCTGCTCTACTCCAATCTTTTACTGCCCCAAACTGATCTCTGTAGTTTAAAGTTATTGTAATATACTCATTAAAATTACTCTGTATTGGTATAAAAGGTCTAAACCAAAGGAACTCAGGATCGACAATTCTATTTTCATCTACTTGCTTTACTTCTACTATATACCAAATAGGCTTATCAAAAGATGAATCAGATATCCAACCAACTTCTACTCTACCATTAAGTATATCATGATTTATCTGTAGCTCTGGAACAGGAGGGGGTTCACCCCAATGATCATCTGCTCTACAAAATAAAGAAATAAATAAGTAGATTGGAATTAAAATTAATTTTTTACGCCACATTACTATAATCTGAAGGATTAAGATCTAGTGGGGGATGAATATCAAGACCCTCCTCCATTTCTGGAGGAGGTAAAATCAAGATCTGAGGAATAGGTTTTTGTTTTTGATCCTCTGGGCTTTTTAACAGAAAAGAAATAATTGTTATGCTACAGTATCCAATAACACCTATTATTACTCCGAAAAAAAGATTTAATTTCATTTTTCTAACGGATGTCATGAGGTATTTGCTCATCCTTTTTATAATCTATACCCATGGAATCAAGCCATCGCTGTGAAACAGGTATACTAGCCTCTTCGGTTACATACCTTTGAAGATCTTTAAGTTTCACTCTTCTACAAGTGATTGATCCTTGAGGTCTGCCACCATTTTTTTTATTTGTATTTTCACTCATAATTAATCTGGTTGCTTTGCCAACCTTAATGAAGTCCAGATACCAAAGATTATCATGAATAACCCTGCTAATCCTACTAACGCTCCATTTGTTAATGGTTTTTCTAATATTACTTCTAATGCACCTAATCCCATAGGGAATGCAATACAAAGTAAGTTAATTGTAGCTAATGTTTTATTGCTCATTTGTTTTTATATTTTTAAGTTATTGGGGCTTAAATTGTTAAATAATTTTTCATATATGATATTTCCTTCTGAGTATTGTAATCGAATACTCTTTTTATTGTGGTTATAATATCACCTTTCTCATCATAAATACCAAAAACTGCTTTTCCGATTAACTCTTCTGGCTTTGAAGCCTCTTCATTGTCAAAATAGTGACATATATCATCATTAAGAGAAAAAAAGTGCTGTTGTTCTATTCCCATAGTTAAAACAACATTTCTTGTTCTTCCGTTAGCGGTCTCTACTTCAACTATTAATGGATCTTTCATGCTTCTATAATATCATAAGCCCAGTCTTTACCGTTCTTTGCCGTCAACATAGCAATAGCTTTAGGTATTTGTTCTTCTGTAAAGAACCCTTTAACTCTGCCGTCCTCAATACCACCAAATATTTTAATCTTATATTTTTTCATAATTATTCTTCGTTTATAAACCAAGATGTAACATCTCCATCGGTAACTGAGTCTTTTAAATAATCTAGCAGTTGGTCACAAGCCTCCTCATAACTTCCTGCTGTGAAATTTAAATTACAAGACGCACTAAAATACTTTGTTTCTTTATTTTCTTCACTCATGATCTTATCATTGTTTTACTTACATTAACATCAGCTTTCTCATATGTCCAGTCTAAACTCTCCAGTTCACTAATAACAAAAGTTCTGACATTTTCTTCTAACTCATCTTCTGCACAATCAAACAAAACATTTTTAAATGTTGTATTAAGATCTACTGTCCAGAGACTTGATTTCTCTTTTACCTGAGCGTCTTCTCTTTCACATTCTTCTCTGATAATCTTTCTGCCAAGCACTGTCAGATAAGTTTTAACTTCGTTGGTAATAAATATTTTTTTATTATCCTTTTTGAGTTGAGCCTCCCAGTCATTTAATTGTTTCTCAGCTTTAAAGTAATCGTCAAAGATATGACCCTCCCAGTACTCAGATGATACTACATCACCATCTTTTACAATATCTTCTCTACAGTCAACTATAAACTCATTGTCTTCTTCTGACCTTAATGATAACTCGTACTCATATGTTTCTCCATCTTTGGCTACTTGATCTGTTTTTTTGTTAGCCCAATTCTGCCAATCCTCTACTTCTTGTTTTGTATATCCTTTGCTCATGCTACTCCTCCTAATCTGTTTGATGGATCATAAACAAGCTCATCAAAGTGATGATTGATTATACTCATCGTTTCTATAGGAGCATCTGATGATACAACACCTTCAACCACATAAGAGGTGTTGGTGTTAGGTATCTTTCCCTCTGACGCACTCCAAGAAGCTGTTTTGTCAAGTCTCTCTTTCAAGAATAGATCAAAAACATCTTTTGATTTTAAGTTCTCTTCAGCCTCGTAAGTTGCAACCATCCGCTCGCAGTGATAATCGCTTTCTTCCGTGATAAAAATTGTATAATATTTTTTCTTTTTCATTTTACTCATCTTCTATTCTATTTCTCTTAGCTCGTCTATTTCTAACCCTTCGGTAAGACCACAGTCAGAAAAATCTGAGTTCGGAGCATAAAACTTTTTGAACGCTCCTTTCCCATCTAATACAGGCTGTCCGTCCTCATCTTGCAGGAAGAACTGAATCTCATACACTCCAATACTATATTCTTTTTCGCACATTTTTAATTATTTTGTTTGTTGTTGTTCCATGAAGGTTGGTGAACTCCTTTATATCTTTTGCTATTGTTTAATACTTTTGTTGCTTCATTAATCATCAAATCAAACTTTGCTTCCATGTCGTCAAATACATCTCCGATAGGATTGAATGCTTCCATGATTAAATGCTTGTGTTCTTCCAGTGTATCTATCACTGAATCTGCTTCGTCTGTGTAATAGTAGTTCATGGTTTTAATTTAAATTAATTTAAATTCAAGGTCAAGAGTTTTTTTCAATAAATTTATCAATGTCATTCTTGACTTTACCATCCTCTTCATCTACTTCTAGAAACTCATCTAATTGTTTGTGCGATAAGTTCAAGAGATAAGCTCCGTAATATCTCATATCTTTTTCTTCTTCTGAGAAATTTTCCTCACCATTTATATCTACAGAACCACAAAAACAAAATCCTTCGTCTATAAAGTCCAACGCAAAAGTATAATCAGGAAACTTCTTTTGCAATGCTCTTACTATTTCTACTGGTGGATGCCATTCTGTATAAAACTCACCAAAACTATTTATTAGATTAACAGTATCATCCTCACCCAAAAACTCTTCATGAGAAGTTTCAGCATCACTAGGGCAACCCCACTTATCAAAAGCTTTCTGACGATCATTAGGGTCACACTTTATAATCTTCTGAAAAGAAAAGTTGTTTAAGATGTCGTAAAGTTTATCATTTACGATTGTGTGGTTATGAGCTTCAGAAAAAACTTTTTTTGCTCCTTTTCTTACAGTCAGTTTATTTGTAATAATATTTGCCATACGCTTAATTTAGTTTTACCCATTTCCAAGAGTTGGGTGCTTTATATTTTACTATTGGTTTATCTTGTTCCCAAGAAATTCTGTAGCGATAACTTTCGCTATTTGATATATATATTGGTCTGCCATTATTGTCAACTATTTTTTCATACCATTTACCACTTGTATGAACAATTAAATAATGATTATCTCCACCACCAACTTCTTTAGTATTTGCATGGTGTAGCTCCCACTCCTCGCAAGGAGTAGGAACTACCATATTGATATATGCAAAAAGTATTTGTAAAAAATTCATTTAACTGGCTGAAACCACTCAGGAGTTTTTCTTGTTTTCCAAGTAGCAAAATATGCTTTCTCTCCATTATAATAAGCTCTGTATGCTTTAATAGCACAATCATTTTTGTACTCTTCTGGCATAGCTTGAGCAAAAGGTGTCAAACCAATCTTAGGTAAGTTTAATCTGTGGTAGTTTTTACCGCACCACTCAATAGCGTAAATAGATTTATGTACTTTGCCATAACGTCTAGTATATTCTTGACACATAGCATAGGCATGATCTATTAACCACTCATAGTTTTCTTGTGATTCTCTAGCCCATATGGTGCAAGGGTGATTGTAAAAAGCTCTTTTGTATGGTGCTGTACCATTGTCATAAACCGCACAAAGCATTTGTGCCGATTCTAGAATCATTTTTACAACGTGTTTGTCGCACAACTGCTGTGCTGAAATTTTAGGATCTTTATCTACTGCAAATATATTCATACACTTTTATGGGGTTACAGGCATTTTAATCTCATGCCCATTGCCATCTTCTTTAATTTCTTCAAATTTAAAAGCTGTAACATCTCCACTATTGTAAACCATTGCACAATAATCACGAATGTTTTTATACGCTTCCTCTTCTGATTCTGCTTCTATTTCATCTCTGAATGTAACTTTAAACTTCTTCATATGCTTTAATTTAAATTAATTTAAATTCGGTGTCAAATAAAAATTACTCCTCAAAATCCTCTATGTCAATCATATTTTTATCATACATCATGATAAATCCATCGCCATTACTTTGCACCCCCATTACATTATAATCAACATAATCAATTGCTTCTTCCTCTGTCATTCCTTGTTTCACAAAAATAGCAACAACCTTTTCATAATCATAGATTATCTTTCCACAACTTGAAGAACCTGCAATCGCATCTTTTAATCCATGTAGATACAGTGCGTTCTCTGAAAGAATCATTTTAATTTATCTTTTGGATACACTTCTCTCATGTCTCCATCTTCATCAACCGCAAAAACTGTTCCGTTCGATTGCTCTGCGTTTTGTATTGCCATTTTCTTTGGACATCCTATTTGTAATTTTGTAGAATATCCACCCATCTTTCTGTTCTTTCTATCCAGAACAATATACTTAATTACTTCCTTCATCGATCAAAACGTAAGATGTTGTAGCTTCGTCAAGATGTCCAGTTGTGTAACCTGTTAAATCTTTTTTTGCTATTTGACCCTTCTGATTTGATAAAGTAATGTGAATAACTTTATTATCTTCATCCACTTCAGCGTCTAAAATCCAACCGTCTAATAAGTTAAAATTAATTGATTCACTCATAAGCTTGCTTGCTAGTTTCTAATAATATTTTATGTATTTGATTTCTAGTTTTAAAATCTATTATTCTATTATCTTCGTCTTTAGGAGCTTCATCAATAACTTTATTATCATCTATATCTAATAAAGCTGACATAGATCTTAGCTTCCTCATTATACCAATATCTTTATACTTTAAGATAGCCCATAAACCATCTATCTCTTCGCTTTCTGCCAATTTAATCGCATCAAGTAAAGTTCTCATTTTGTTAAGTTCATTGATATGACTTCACCTTCTGTTGGTTTAGTCGAAGTTTTTACTACGTTTGGTTGACTTTCATCAACTACGATGTTTAGCTTTTCTAGCCAAACCCTGCTAACTGGAACAAACTGTCTAGCACCAAAATAATTATTCAGTGTTTCCATGTCAATATTTACAAATGACTTTGCTCCTTTTGGTCTACCTCTACCCATTGTTTTGTTTGTTTTTTTTAAGTTTATTAGATTTGATGACTTTTTCTGTCTAGATAATCGATAACAGCTTCGAACTGTTTTTTAGTAAAAGGCAACTCATCGTAACCTTCATACAAAATACCTTGATCACAAAGCCAATCATGATGCTTCATAGCCATCTCTTTGAAAGAATGAGAAGTCTGAGTAGCATTGTGAATAACGTGATCATATTGAACTGTGATTTTCATAGTGATTTTAATATACCTTGTTAGCTTTTAATGTCAACTTTTTTTTTTAAATAAAAATTAAACCTCATAGTAAAGTTTAATTTGTTCTTTTATAATTGGGATTGCTATATTATCAAATGCCCGAACTAATGCTTCCTCTAATTCTGTTTGCACATCTTCGAGGATATAACCAAGCCCAGAAAAAGAAAGCATGACATGAACAGCTTCATGGATTATTGTATCTAAAAGAACTTCTCCTTTTATTTTATTAGATACATATATCTTTCTTTCATCGAAATCTAATTCACCGAAATCTTTCATTGTTTTATATACAATATCAAACTTCGCTCCTGCGACTATGATTTCTTTGGGCTTATAGTTTTTTCGCATATATAATTTTAAGCGAAATCCTTTGCAAGATCCAATCCTTTTTTAGTTAATTCTCTCTTAGAATCAATTTTCATTAGATTCTTCTTGATTAATATTGCTTCATAATCTTTCTGGATGGCTCCTTTTTGGAATCCAGTGATTGAAGATAATCCAGTCAATGACATAGCCCCTCTTTCTCCAAGAGTTTTTATTATTGACATCTCTGAAGCAGTTAATCCATATTTTAATATCCCCATAGTATTACAGAAATCTTGCCATATGTATTTGGTTATCTCTTTTAAAGACCTTGCGGAAACAAACGTTTTTAAATCTTCGGCTTTGACTACCGCATCTCTTGGATTGCCTCTAAAAGTAGAAACAATATCTTCTCTTACGCTTTGCTTTATATCAGCCTTATTTTCCATATTGTCGTAAAAGATAGTGTATAGATTATCATTGGAATATTCTTCAAAGGCAATGTCACGAAGACGATCTCTCAATGGTTCAGCTAACTTCTGCTGATCTGTAGTTGCCATGCAGAAGGATATTTCTCTAAAATCAAAAGTATATGGAATTGTATCATGGTCAACTGTTCTTATGGGATTCTTATCCACATTAAAAATAGAAAGAAAAATCTGCTGTAACTCATTAGGTAAGTTATGCCCTTCATCAATAAAAAGATGTGCTTTATTCTGTATCCAAACAGGGTAAATCTGTTCAAAGAAACTGTTTGCGTTTTTTATTGTTTTACCATTAACCTCAAGCATCGGAGGTTTACTACCATCTGTTCTCTGTAAAGCTTCTCTAAACTTACGAGCAAAGAATGTTTTACCACCACCCTTTTGCGTAGTGAAATTTAAAAAGGGCATACGATTTGTTTTCTTATAAGCATCTATATAGACACTTAATGTTTTTTTGACAGAATCCTGTCCAATTGCGTCTTTGAAGACTTCATTTATTTTTTGCATGAGACTAATTTACTACAGCTTTTTATATGGTCAAGTATTTTTTTTGAATAAAAATTCCTTTGACAATACCAGTTTACTATTTATAATATATGTATTATGAATGACGAAGAAAAAAGTATCTGTTGGATGGGTGTTATTCCAGAGAGTGAAAAGCATAGAATGCGTTATCCAACTGATGAAGAAATCGAACAAGCAATAAACGAACTAGAAAGACTCGAAGAAGAAGATGAGTAGATTTGAATTATTATCTGGAAAATTAGTTATTTTTTTATCAGCTATTGTTATAGGTATTCCGTTAGGATTAATTGCGGCAACACTTCACTTTATTAGAATATTAATACAGTACCCTTTTGATTTATATAGGGTAACTTATGAACAATGGGTTCATAGAGTTAATTTAGAACAAGCTGATATGTGGACTAGACATATATATAGAATGGAACAAGCTAAAAAAGAAGAATTTCACAACGAATAAAAAATGGATTTAAATGAATTATTAAACATCCACGAAGATACCTGCAATAGTTGTAGGGAAGTCATGGTAAAGAAAAACAGCGATTACACTGGTGGTAAAACCGCACAAGATATTTTTGCTAATTTTAACTCAGCCAAAATTATTGGTATGCATCCAGTAAAAGGTCTTTTGATTCGTGTCATTGACAAAATACAAAGAATTAATTCTTTTACTAACGACAAAGAACTTTCTGTTTCTGATGAGACTGTTACAGATGCTTGTGATGACATTGTAAACTATGCGATTTTAGCAAAAGCAATGCTGATAAAAGAACGAAAAGAAAAGAAATATTCCACAAAAGAAGAAATTGTTTTGCCAGATTAATTTTTTTATTTTGTTTTTTTATTTGATTTGAAGTTCTTTATTTGGCTTTTTTTTGCTCAAACTTGGAACTTTCTATATTTGGCTCTTTTACTCTTAAACTTGGAACTTTTTATAAAATGAAATTATTAATTACAGGAGGCGCAGGGTTTATAGGTTACAATTTATGCAAAAAACTTATAAAAGGCGGGCATGAGGTTATAAGCATAGATAATTACTCTACTGGTAAAAAACAAAATGAGATTGAAGGAGTAACTTACTTTCACTCTGACATCGCTTATGGTATTAATAAAACTATATTAAAAGGTATTGAAGCTGTAGTTCATTTAGCGGCATCTGCTAGACTACAACCTTCTTTTTCTGACCCTATTTTATTTGCTAGAAATAATGTAATTGGCACTTTTTACATTTGTGAATTATGCAAAGACTTAAATATACCTTTAGTTTTTGCAGGTACTTCTTGTCATCATTCAGGAAAATACAAAAACCCTTATGCTTTTACAAAAGATTTATCAGAAGAGACGATTCAGTTATATCAAAAAATTTTTAACCTAAAGGCATCTATAGCTAGATTTTACAATGTATATGGACCTCATCAATTAGAAGAGGATAACGCTACATTAATTGGTATTTGGGATAAAGCAAATCGAGAAGGAAGCCCTTTTTACATTTTTGGTGATGGATCTAAACGTAGAGACTTTATCCATGCAGAAGACGTAGCAGATGCTTTAACTTTGATTATTCAAAAACAAGTCTGGGGAGAGGTTTTTGAACTTGGTAGAGGAAATAATTTCTCTATTAAAGAAATTGCAGAAATGTATGATTACGATAATATTATATACAAACAAGATCAAAAGGGAGAAGCTCAAGATACGCTGTGTGATATATCTTTAGCTGAAAATATTTTAGGTTGGAAACCTACTAAAAATATAGAAGATTGGATTGAAATATCCAAAAAATAAAAAGATGAATGTTTTAATGTTAACTCTTTGTACTACTTTTATCTTTAGCAGTAATTTATTACTGCACTTATCTTTAATTTTAATTAATTTAAATTCAATCAAGACGATTTTTCGACTATATTTGTGTAAAAATTATAGTGAACTTGATTGTTGTATCTGATTTAACTCTAAACGAAGGTCTATATTTCAGATTTCTTAGCATGACCGCCAAGTCTTATTTGGAGATGGATGTGCTAATTGAGGCTCCTGAATCTAAAATAGACTATTATTATAAGATTTTAAAGAAAAAAGGTTTCTATGACTATGTATCTGAAATACTTAGCCCAGATAAAAGAGAAGAAGGTGTACGTTTAGACACTGAGCATAATTATCCTCTTACTGTAACAGCAAAAAGCATAAATTGTGTTAATGTTATGAGCTTGATAGCACAAATAAAAATGTTAGGATACATCAAGAAAGATATATCATAAAGCTCATTTTGTTAATTTGTAAGACTTCCAATCACAAATTGAATTTTTTAAATAATTCTTTGATTTTTGTTTGTAAACTGGTCTGAATGATAGATCATTTTTTATTATATCGGTCATGTGAGCATGACGAGATTTATTTTGGAAGTCACAATTATCATGCATATTATAATAATAAACTTTATCTTTTATATAAAAGCTATGTTTTGGTCCTGACATTTCTGCCATAGGGATGTACATAATAACGTCATCTGGATATCTAAACAGATTGCCATTTCTGTAACAAAGATCTTTATTTTTTATATTTTTGAGTAGAAAAAATTTATGACTCTTTAAATGTGATAAACAAAATCTTTGATTTCTTAAAGATTTAGACCAATCTACAGGTGTGAAATAGTCGGCAGGAAATTTATATTTATCTGTGCCAATATGACCACCATAAGTTAACCAATAATCATTATTGTATATTTCATTAAGTAAATCTAAAACATTTTCATGCAACAAGTGGTCATCACCATCTAATGTAACTATCACATCCTCATCGTTAGGTTTAGCATGGTTTACAAAATTTATTGTTTTATTATATACTCCACACATATTTTGCGTGTTTTTTATAATTTTTATTCTTGAATCACCATTTGCCGCTTCTTCAGCCGCATATACGGAGTTGTCAGAACTATTATCATCAATCACATACATCTCCCAGTTTTTATAGTTTTGATTAATTGCTGATTTTATACATTTAGCAATCCATTTTTCAAAATTATAACAAACAGTTACAAATATATATTTCATTTTAATTTATTTAAAATTAATTTTATCGCACACCACATATCTAGATACTTATAATTAGCAAGCCTACCTAAAAATAAAACATTATTTTCTTTATCAGCTAACTTTTTATATCTTAAATACAAATCCCTGTTATTTCCAAAACATTTAGGATAATATGGTATGTTGCAACCATCATATTCCAAGGAGAACTCTTTTGTTATTACTGTTGTGTTTTGATTGTGTTTGAAATTAAAAAAAGAATGGTCATATTTCCTAGTATATGCAACATCTTTAGTGTTTTGATTTTCAGCAACATAGCTCATTTTTTTATTTGTTACTTTATGCTCAAACTCTAAACTTCTATAAGGCAAAAGCCCATAACAATAATTAAAATAACTATCTATACTGCCTGTATAAATAGTTAAATCTGCTTTGTCTTTTTTCCATTCATCTTTACTGCAAGCCAATTCAATATTAATACCCTTCAGCATCTCTTCAAACATTTTAGTGTATCCATATTTTGGCATACATTGATACTTTTCATCTTTGTACCAAGTAGGATCATCTAACTTGGAAGTATCAGGAATTCTCTTGCAAATAGATTTAGGCAACTCTTCAAACGGAATACCCCATTGCTTTTCGGAATAATCTTTGAATATTATTTCTTTTATTTCACCAAGAGATAATTCTCTGCCTATTTCTTCTATAGTTTTTTTACTATAAGGCAAAGATATTAATCCTAATTTGGTTTTACCTTTCGGTTTGTATTCAAAAGGAAACCACTCTGTAAATCTACTTAAAAAGTTAAAAACTTTATCGTCATTTGTATGAAAAATATGAGGACCATATTGATGTGTTAAAGTGCCACAAATATAACCATCGTAACAATTGCCACCTATATGGGGTCTAGTATCGTATATTTTTACATCATAACCTTTGCTATTTAAAATATTAGCAGCGGTTATCCCTGATAATCCACAACCTATAATTTTAACTTTTGTTTTCACAAATTATCATAACAATGCATAATTGCATGTCAAGTTTATTTGCAAAAAAAAGTGTTAACCTTTGACCTAAGAGTCGTCTTCGTCAACTGGATCAGGCTCTGGATCAGGCTCTGGATCAGGCTCTGGATCAGGCTCTGGATCAGGCTCTGGATCAGGTGTTGGTTCTGGATCAGGCTCTGGAGGTGATGGCTCAGGCGGATCTGGATCTGGTGGTGTGTCAGCCCATTCTCTCAAGGCAGGAATTGCTGCAATGATTGCATCCATAGCCGCAGCAACTTCAGGAACTTCATTTACACACTGCCAAAAAGGCTTTCTACCATTAGTGCGATTTGGAATATTGATATATTCTACGCCTTCATTATCAGAAGTGCTTAAAACTTTTTTGTTTTCTCCATCATAAGGAAGCATTTCAATATTTATACTACCCTCAGTTGGGGAGGCTTCTGCTGTATTTGGTGCATAAATATTAATACTACGCAACCAAACAGAATCAAATGTTTCTTCTGGTTGGGCTGGAACCACAAATGGTTCATTCCTTGGAATTGGGTCTCCTAAATTATCTGGCATAATTAATTATAGTTTAAATTATTATTATTTCTAATAATTCTTACACTCATTTATACAAAAAAGGATTTATAATGCGGAACTCTTACTGATGGTACTACCAAAGGCTTAATTCCAGTCTTTTTATAGCAATTTTGACAGAAGCTAACATCCTCAAAGGACAAATCCTTTAGATCAAATTTACCACCTTTCCTATCGTCACAACCCTCTATATTTGCATGATTTAATGGGAAGTATGGATATTCCATCTCTTCAAAAATTGATCTATGTATCTTAGTAAACCCAAATCCACACCAATCTACCTCAACTAATTTATTTGGCTCTTCCTTGCCCATTTTATCAAGCCATTCTACTGAAGTAAAAGGCATATGATGGTTTTTCCTAAAGAAATCTTCATCCCAATTACCAACCATTGCATTATCAGAATAATTTGATCTATACCAACCTGTAACAAACTTATGCTCATCACCTATTGATAGTATTCTTTCTACCTGATCTATAGTAAAATTAACATCAGAATCAATCCAAAACAACCATTCTGCTTCTGGCGGAGTGGTATTAACAAATCCACCTCCTCCTGTTGCAAGATAATTGCGGGCAAAGTTTAGAAATAATCTATGGCAAGTTAATATAGCTGAATTATTTTTATCGCACCAAGATTGCAATCGAAGATAATTTGGTACTAGATTACCTGTAATACCATTCGCTATCGGAGTTAAGAAAACACATTTTAACATTAAGAGATTATAGTTTTGTACTATAATTTGTCAACAAGTTTATATTAATCAATATGTTCATTTGAAGAAGCCACTGGAGCATCTTTGATAACCACTAAACGATCAATATCTTTTCTTTCGCCATAAACAATATAAAAATAATTAAGAGGAACCTCAGTATTAGCGCCTACATAAACATCTCCATTGTCTTCTATTCTATCAACATAAATACTTTGATTAGCTCCTATTGGAGTTACATCAACTGTCATTGAATCCATATCAACTAATCCAGACCAATATTCTGGAGCTTGTATACCACTATCTTGTGTTTTGCCCCTAAAGTAAACTCCATACTCTGGTCCCTCAAAACAACCGTGAATTAATCGTTTTCCTGATTGTGTGGGGTGTTCAATATCAAAAGTTTTAGTACTAGCTGTAAGCTCTCCATTAACGTGCAATTTACTACTAGGGTCACTAGTAACGCCTATGCCTATATTACCAGCGTTAGTTATACGCATCCTCTCTTGCCCAACAGCATAAGTTGAGGTGTTATTTGCCGCCGTATAGAAATAAATATTTGTTGCTGTATTATAACTTGAAGATCCTCCTCCAAAACTTAGAGCATTTGTTGAGCTTGTGCTTATTGAGGAGAAAATGTTTACTTCCTGCTCTGCGTTGGTGTAGTGCCTACCCAACATTCTATGGAGTTTATTATTACTGTTTGTAGTATTATCAGCTATTCTGTATGTTCCAACAACATCAAGCCTTGTAGCAGGATCATTTGTTCCTAAACCTACATTGCCATCACCTTTTAAAAATAAAATATCTTTCTTATATGCTTCTCCAAAACTGTGAACAAATCCTATCGTATCATTAGTAGTTGTACTATCTAAATCTGTTTCTATTGTGAATCTATTACTAGCGTCAGAGGCTTGAAAATGTATCCTAGGATGGTCAGCATTTTGATTACCTTTTATTTCCAATCCATTGGCGGTAAGGCGCATTACCTCTGAACCACCAATATCGTATCTATAGTAAGTAGTGTTATCATTTATATCTGTTTTAAAATGATAATTACCATAGGCAGCACTGTTTTCATCTTGAATCACCTCAAAAATAGCACTTGAATCATCTACGTTAATTTTTAAAGACTCATTAGTATTACCTAATCTAGTAACATAGAAAGCCTTAGTTGCTGTAGATGTGTCAATTATAACATCTCCATCAACATGAAGCTCTGCTTGAGGATTTGTTTGATTTATACCCACAAGTCCAGCATTAGTCGCTGTTATCCTAGTTTGCCCCCCTGCACCTAAAGAAAGTTTTTCTGCTGAATGACTATAGGTTATATAACCTCTATATGCTTGATCACCCGCTGTTCCATCAGCCAAATATAAGCTAGATGCGCTACTATTTCCTGCAAAAATAGTTATACCTTCGTTTGCGGCTCCACCACCAACAACAAGCGTATCGGCAGCGCCATTGAGATTAGATGGAGCAGTTGTCCCTATTCCAACGCTTTGTGCGTTGTCTATAGTCATTGCATGATCACCAGCAGTTGTATAAAACTGCATCTTATTGGTATCATGAAAATAAGATATACGACCTGCGTATCTTCCTGCATCCGCAGAGTCGGTGTCAGAGAAAGCCAAATGCCCTCCATTAGAAGCATTAGACCTAATAGTTATACCTTTTTCTCCTGCGGAATTATTTCCAACAACAAGATTGTTGTAAAACTGAGAAGATGGAGTATTTGTTCCTATACCTACGTTACCATCATCCAGAATGCACATTCTTTCGGTTTGATTCCCTACAATAGTGTTAGAGGCTCTAAATCTTATAGCTTCATAACCACCTAATATTAAATCATTGGTTTTTCTTCTAATTCCACAAGCTGCATTATTAAAATATAGATAAAAAGAATCATTACTTGTGCCATTACCTGCAATTTGAAGATCACCGTCAGTGTTTATTCTAAACTTTTCAGCATTAGCTTGTCCAAAAAGCACTGGACCATCATAGTAGTTTATAAGACTTGCGGTGTCGGTGCTTGAGTTATTGTAAATTTCAAATCCCCTAGATGCCGATGCATTAGATGTTATTGTCAGTCCATCTGTTGTAGAACCATCAATTCTTACTTGTCCTGCTACTTGAAGAGTGTCGGCAGGTTGGGTGGTTCCTATGCCTACTTTGCCCTGCATATAGACATTCCCATTACCACCTTCAATGGAAAATCTAGTGGTCGTGTCTTGAACTAATTTTAATAATTCAGTTCCTGCTCCAACATCATACAGTTGTAAGTAATCATTTGGAGTTGAACCTGCTGATCCAAAAACAATCTTTCCTTGGTTTGGTATTCGGATATTTCCATTAACATCTAGCTTTTGGTCTGGGTCATTAACTCCTATACCGACATTACCATCAAGGTTAATACGCATTTTCTCATAACCATCAATCGAATATTCAGTACTACCTGCATTGCCTGTAACGTTAGTATGGAAAGTAATACCTTTGCTATAGACCTGCTTTATGAAGTTACCAGCATCATTATAAGTTTTTCTAAATGTATTGCTTGCCGTTCCTGCGTATACAGCATTACCTAGAATTGTCGCTGCTCCACCTTGCGTTTCACTTAATGTAGCATACGCTATATATGCTCCACCGTCTTGCCCTCTACCTCCCAGATGAGTTTTACCTGCTACCTCTAGCTTCTCGTCTGGATCAGCTACGTTTATACCTACATTTCCACCATTAAGATAACTAACTCCGTCAGAATCAAGTAAAACTTTTGTTACTCCTGCGGCATTGCTTGCATATAATCTACCAGCATTACTGGAATTAGTCATTCCAGCAACTTGAACATATGAACTATTATAGGCAACTATTGTGCCTTTTACAGAGAGTGCTTGATGCGGGGCAGTTGTTCCTATTCCAACTTTACCTGCATGTGGAGCTATAACTATATTTTTCCAACCTGCACCAAAATCAGAAGCCGAAATACTTCCTACATCCCAAGTAGGCTCATAACCTAATCTTAGATTTTTACTCGCATCTCCAGAGTCTGATATTGCTAAAGTAGA